ACGGCTTTTTGGATTTCTTGTTCCACGTTTTTAACCTCATTTTCATGTTTTGATTTATAAATAGCTTTGATCTTCTCATTACTAGAGATAGAATCAAAAGATTTGACAATAAGGCTATATACGCCTTCTGGAATTGCACCTGTGGTGCTATTGCTAGTGCTGTCAGACATTAGCAATGTCCCTGTCTTTGCTTCAAAAGAAACAATACGATTGACAGGGTAAGCTACATCGCCAAGAACAACTTGGTTGTCTGACAACGTATATTCTGTATAGAAAAGTCCTTGGTCATTATAAAAAACAACATATTGATTATCAAAATCTTCTACATAGGCCCATTCCCAACGATCAATAGAAAACTTTTTAATTGCATCAGAAAGTTTTGTACGGAGTTGTTCATAAGATGCTTTCTGGATTGTTTGAATAGACTCATCTGCGTCTACTCCAAGAATTGATTTAAGCAAAGATTTAGCCTCTTCATCTAATTCGGCATCAGCCTTCAACAGAAGAGATACATTCCTACCATTTGCAGCACCACCTTGAAGATCGTTGTGTGTCACCGCTAAGTGAGGACTCATCTTTTTATCCTGCTCTTCTTTTTCTTTTATAATATTAAGAGGCACTAGATTCCCCTCCATCAAATGTTACATTCGTAATTTCACCTGTTTCTTCATTAACCATTCCTTTTGCACCAATTGAAACACCACCAACTACCCCTGCTTTTTTTAATTTCCAAAGGTTTTCATCGTTGTATTTCAATTTTGCAATCCAAGTTCCAGCTTTAATCTTTTCACCTGTTGCTTCTACAACAACATCCAATTCCTTTTGAATCCATGTATCTTCGACAGTGAAAGCCTCTGTATCTTGGAGATGAAAAAGATTTGACTTAACAACACCCTTTTTTAGGAATGTATTAAAGTTTTCACAAGCATCAATTAAAGTTTCATAATCCATCCATTGACCATGTGCATCTTTAACTAATGGTTCATAAACTACATCATAAGAAATCATTTCCTCTTCAGGAATTATTTCATAATTCTCTTTAGAAATAATTCCATATTCTTTAAGAAGGCTTTTAAGTGCCTTTGTAAAGTCTTTCATAAGCCTCCTTAGTTTTCTAAATTGCTGATAGAATTATCTTGTTTTGCAGCAGAATCTGATGTACCATTAGAACTTCCTTTAGACATTCCACCTGAAGCGCCGGAAGAATATGCTGTAGTTTGCATACGAACATCTTCAATGGTGATATCTGTATTATCAAATGCTTTGGGTAATCCAGCTTGTTCGTGTAAGAAATTAACTGCGTCTGCATCAAATTTCAAACCACCAACAGAAGCAATACGTTGAACATATTTAGAAAGTTCATCAAGAGAAGTATCTTGACTATTAACAAAATCAAAATAAGGCATGACATCCGTATTCCAACCATTCAACATGAATAATTGCTTCACAAGATCATGATTTAACTGGTCACGAAGCTCTTTCAGTCGAGCACTAATGACTGTCTTGGTGAGATGTTCTAGATTTTCGGCAAGAGCAAAACTTCCCGATCCATCTTGCCCGAGAGTGAGCATGGGACAGAGTAATCCAGTCACCACTTCTTTCCTATATCTTGAAATGACTTTATCAACATCGTGTGTAGCTTGTCCCATTACAGATTTCAGTTCAAAATCAAATAGGGGTTTACCACTGTCGTCGTAAGCCATTGGAAGAAGAACACCAGATTGTTCTCCAGCATGTAAACTTCTTAGAATTTCTCTAAATGCTTCTGCTGTTTGTTTTTCATCCTCTGAAGCATCTTCATTAAGATAACGAGGAGGAATTTTAATAACCTTCAACCCACGCAAATCTTGTGCAATGGACGTAGATTCATACCGCTCTAATTCACTTTTAAATCTCCAAGCGACATATACAGAATTGAGTGGAGATGTTCCAATTGGACTATCTTTCTGTGGATCAGCACGGAATAGAATAAATTTATTACGAGGAATATCAACTTTTTGTTGTGTATATGAAACACTGAAATCATTATCCCATTTCGGAATATTAATCCATTGTTTCAACCCTTGTAATGATCTTCCTGATTCATCCCAATACCAAGAAGCAATGGTTTCTTGTGAAATAAGAGGAAGACTTTTTATTCCAATTAATCCATCATTATATTTACTACCGTTTGCTTTTGTTCTTCTTCGATAAACCTTTTCAACAGGAGCAAATCCATATCTATTGAATGTAGCAGATTGTCGAATAAAATCATTCCATGTATGTTCCATGTCAGACATCACTGACCTTAGAAAATCTGCTTTTTCTTTTAATTGTTCTTCATACCCTTCTGGAATTTTAACAACCCACTCTGCTTTTCCTATATCCATTTCCATTAGGTTGAGTGCAGGAGCAATTGTTGCATCCTTGAACATCACTTTGTATGTTTCCATACACCACGGCCATCGGAGGTCTGTATTCATCTCCTCCATGATCTGTCCAGCAGACACTTTCAAGCCATTGTATGATTTTTGCCCCTTAGCCATTCTAAGAGGGGCATTTTCAATATTATCTTCTAAAGCCATATCTCAATATTGCCCCTTTATTTAAATGGATTAGACACACGCATATCTTGCGTGAATGATGTTAATTGTTTACCAATATTTCCAATATTTTCTCTACTAGAAGCTAGGACATAGAATGCATCGGAACATGCGTCAACGATGTCGTCATGGCCCGATTCTCCCTTCTTTCTTTCTCCTGTAAAGTTTTCTAATTCCTTGTATACAAAAGAAAGATCGTCGTAGAATTTATTTTCAAAATCTGTTCCACAGTTAGAAACAAACTGTATACCACCGTTTTGAGCCATACTAGAAAACGGCCTAAACCTCTCTAGTTTAGACCTATTGGTTGATATTTTTTTAACCCACAATCCGTTTTCAGAAAGTTGTCTAGCAAACATGTCTGTTGCTCTTCTACTCGCTGCACCGGGGTCAAGAGGCAGGTAATATGATGTATTTGATGGGTCATTAAAAGAACAATCCATTACAAATTGTTCCCAATCTCCTGCACGGATTCTGGTTCTTCTTACATCATCAATGACATACATACCATTCTTAAGTTTGTGCATCCTCACACTTGCTGTATAATCTGGTGAAGGGTTACTATCTGATTTTAATGTAACAGCGAAGTCAAAAGTTCTTACTGTTGCAACAATATCCTCTGGTTCAACAAAAGATATTTCCTCAACCCAAGAACGATTAAAGAATGTACTGTTTTGTTCCCTTGCTTCCCAATCACCCCATAAGTTTCTTCGCTTTTCAATCTCGGGCATTGCTTCGAGTGACGCAAGATAGCCAGGATTTGATTCAATTAGCGAAGGATTGTCATATATCGTACCAAGCAAACCTTGAACAGATAGTGGTTTAATCTGTAGATTATGGTCATAATCGAGTTTGGGATTTCCATATTTTTCTATTAGTTCTTCTTTGGAATCACCCCAATATATTTCACCTGCAATTCGTACAAGCCATCTCACTTTCCCATTTTTCTCTGGATCAGGCATTCCGAATTTTTCATGTCCTTCTGGATACAACCACCAATCAATCCATTTTCTCAAGAAGTGTGACGGATTCGGGTTACATGTCAACCAAATGGAAGGTGTCATCTTTGCTTTGGTTCTCAATCGAGAAATTAGAAACCAAATATGTGCTTCTTCTGCGTCTGTGCTCTCATCATAAAATACGCTGGATAATTGTAATCCACGGTATAATTCTGATGATTTGTTATTTTCATAGTGGGAAAAAGAAACACTAGCACCAGAAGGAAAAACTATTTTCTGATCTTTATATTTTGGTACAACATGGGAATCATATTGTCGATACATATCAAGGGCTTCTTCAAACAAACCACCTGATTTCATCAGCGTTGTACTATTTTTACGAATACAATAACCACGATAATAAGGGTCATCCACCCACCTAAGATGTCTCATGAGTCCAATATAGGACTTAGAGCTACCCATTGCACCACCTGCTATGATTATGTTCGCATCAGAGTTCAAGTATCTCTCTTGGAACTTAGACCTAGGCCCAAGTGTTACAATCTGATCTTCCATTACTCTCCTTTACCATCTTTTAAGAAAAAGAGTGGCTTTCAACTATTGTTCTTTAGATTCCTATTCGGGGATAGTATCTTGTTTTTTAGTATCTGTCTTTTTAGATGTCTTACGTTCTACAGCATCCTTAGCAACAACATCTTTGATACGTCCTTTCTCTTGTGGGAGCACACGGACATTTTGATTTTCCTTTACAAGAACATCATCATCAATTTCCACTTGAGCACGAAGCATCATTCCTTTGAACACTCCCGCATCATCTGGAAGTGTAGCTCCTTGTTTACCAAGGGCAAGCAATTCACGCACAAATGTACGACTATCCACAGAACAAATTTCTACACGTTTTTTCATATTTTCTCCTTTAATATTTAAAATCAGGTTACGGGCCACCCTATCCTGCCTCGTAACATTGGAAGAACGAGCATCTTCTTCCCTCTCCACAATTCCGATTACTAGCATTCGGATATGACACAATAGCGTATATTGAATGTCAAGCCACTATTTGTTGTGGCAGAATCCTTTCGGATGCACATGCTCTTTGTCGGTAGCGATGGGACAAAAGAGCTTCCCTAGCGATAGCCGTAGCCATAACAGTCCTAGGTGAATTCCTGTGTAATTCCCGAATAATCGGTGAATTCCGTAAAGGAGGGTGATCAGCCCCTCCACCACTTCGCAGTGGATTTAAAACGAAGAATGCAAAGCACTCTCGTTAGACTCTGGAGCGGATAGTCACTATCCCCGCTTATTCTTGATCTTCGTATTCTTTAACAAGCTTTGTCGTAAAACGAACAACGTTATTTGTCGATCCTTCACGTTTCAATTCTTGTTCTTGCTCAAGATTCTCCTGCATGTCGTTATATTCACGAATACTCTGCAAAAGAGCTTCTTCAGCATTTGCAGCTTTATTAACAGCCACAATCGTAGTGATCACCCACTTTGACGTAGCAATCACTTCCTTATCAATGTTTTTCTTACCAACACTATCAGCAATATTATCCAATGCTTGTTGTTCCAACTCACGAAGCTTACTGAGTGTTGAACGAAGTCTACTAACAGGCTTACCTCTACCTTTAGGTCGTCCGTTAGGATTTCCTGTCTTTCCTGCTTCAAACGATGTTGCGTTCTTAGTCATACCCTCTCCATAATTTTATATTATTCTCATAAGCCACAGAAGCAAGGGAAGATGCCTCAATGTAGCAGCACAAGAGCAAAAGGAGAGAAAAGCCCTTGTGCTTTGTTGTCTTAAAAGCTATTTACTTTCTTCCCAAAAACAACGAAATTCTATTTTCTTATCTAAAATGTATTTCATTTCTAACCAATGAAAAGTGATTATACATGTGTTTGTAACATATTGCAACTTAGGTAAGTATTGGTGTTATAAATAACTCATTGTTTTTCAATAAATTTTACATATATTGACTTGTATTCTCCATTTTTTCTTAAATTATACTTCACATATTTCCCATTGCTTGTCTCAAATCCTTTTAGAAGATCGTGGTCTTTATTGAATACACCTTCTTTATTTAAATAATACCTGCCTTCAAATCCATCAACCCATTTACTGCCGACAGGTAATTGACAAGATGCTTCCGCTTCCCAAACAAGATTGTCCAAAAGTATGTTTTCTTTGTTTCCATCTTTAAAAGAAACACGGGAAAATAAGAATGGGTTGTCAAGGAATGTAATGGCAACAAGTTTATGCACATAATACCTATCTTTTACACCCCAGTTATCTGATAGATCAATAATGCAGTAACCATCCTTATCGTAATAGTGCTTTAAACGCGTTTTAAGGCCACTAGGAAGCGTTTTAAACACTTCCCCTTGTGTTGTTATGGAATACACCCCTTCATAGCCTTGTAGCCACTTCTCATTCGTTTCTCGCATATCTCTCCTTTGCTTATTCTATGACTTAACATCCTATTTTAAAGAAACAAGGTGTTATTCTTCTGTAAGATTCATTAATAAATATATTTGACTATATATTATTTAATAGATATTTCTTATGTAAGATTATTTATTAACAGAATATATTAACATTCTCCTTGGTGAAAATTCAGCAAACGAAACTTCCCTTGGGGGCTTAAGAAATCTTATTCCCTAGGGTAGGTCTCTACTGAATAGACTTGAAGAGTATTCTCCCCGGAGCCAACACAGCCCATCATGCGTGATGGAACACTCTAACGAGTGTAAGACAGGATTAACTAATTCACACATTAATCCCCGAGAGCCTTTCCCTCTGTGAAGAGGTCTGGTGTAGTGCTCTCAATCGTGGTGTTAACCATTCGACAACTTCCCCTACTCGTGCCTACCAATCCTTATGCACATAATTCCGAGGTAAGGACAAGTGATCAACAAAAACCCTCAGAATGTAAATTTTCATTTACAAAACAGATAATATCACGAGAAATGTAATTTGTCAACTACTTTTTAACAAATAGTTGAAAATATTTCTTGACAAGGCAGAGATTTTATGAAACAATATATCTTCTGTCAACATCAATAGAAAAATAAATTGTAAAAGATTGTAATTCCCTATTGACAAAACAGAGATTGTGTTGTAATATAGCATCATTCGTTGTAGAAAAGGAGGAAGAATGGCACGTAAACGAGCTGCGGCTACAAAAGTAGAAGAAGAACTAGAAATGTATGTCCCTCGAAAAAGGACAAGGGCTGTAAAAACAGAAAAGATGATTAAACCTAAGTTTGCAGAAGAACGAGAAGTACAAATCAAACTAATTGTCGCTAAGACAGAGAATCAAAAGAAGTATCTTGACAGTTTACAAAAGAACATGCTAACTGTGGGGAGGGGAAGTGCTGGTGTTGGAAAAACATATCTTGCTGCTTGTGTTGCTGTAAATAAATATTTGAAAGGAGAAGTTGATAAAATTGTTGTGATGCGTAGTGCAACACGTATGGGAGCCAACACAGGTTTCTATCCGGGAACAATTGAAGAAAAGCTAGCTTTCTTTTTAGCCCCAATTTTGAACACAATTAAAGAGCGTGTTGGGTATGCACGGTATGAAGCAGAGTTTGGTAAATCCATTGTAATTCAACCAATGGAAGCTGTGAGGGGGATGTCATTCAAATCTAAAACATATCTCATTTGCGATGAAACCCAAAACGTCAGCCTTGAGGAAATACGTAGTCTTGTAACTAGGTTGGAAGATGGTTCACAAATTGCTCTTTGTGGAGATGACAAACAAAAAGATATTAAAGGGTTGAGTGGTATTGAGTATATTTGTAATCTTGTGAAACGACACCGCATTCCTAACTGTGGGATTGTGGAGTTCACAACAGATGACATTGTACGATCAGGGCTAACAAAACGATTTGTAGAAATCTTTGAAAAAGAAGGCCCAGTTTCTAATGTAGAACGTGCTTATGAGAAAGGAGAAATAATTTGAAAACAAAAAATAATAAAGATATTACACAGGGGAACCCTCCTTTAGAACAAGTGTTTATTGTTGTAGAGCAATTGGTAAGCAACATCTACCATGTACACCTTGACGAAGATATTGAGGATATGCCATACTATCGTAATGTCATCAGTGTTCTTAACAATGCTTCTCCAGATGATGTTGTTGTTTTCCATATTTCATCTGTTGGTGGTCATGTAGATACAGCAGTGAACATTTGTAATGCAATTCGATCTACAGAGGCACAAACTATCTCTGTGATTGAAACATATGCTATTAGTGCAGCATCTTTGTTTGTCATGTCAACTGACAGTGTTATTGCTATGCCACACTCCTACATGATGATTCACCCTGCCTCTTACGGCTATGTAGAAGATATGAAAAAACTGCGTAAATTTGTTGAATTTCATGATAAACGATTGATGGAAATTATGCATGACTTCTATGAAGGGTTTCTTTCTAAAGAGGAAATTGAGAGCACCGTAGAGCACAGTATGGAAATCTGGTTGACAGCAGACGAGGTGATTGAGCGCCTTACAAATCGAGATGAACAACTGGCTGTTCTTGCAGATGGTGATGAAGATATTGATGATATAATTCAGGAGATAACAGAATCTCCTAAACGTAAGAGAGGTAAGAAAAATGATTGATTTTGATGTTAGCCCTTCTGGACTTGATGGTTATTATGATTTCTCTGTATTTGTAGATAATTGTGTGGTGCACTATGGTCTTGTTCAAAAAGAAGTGTTGATTGGAATCCTTGTTGACTTAAAAGAGACAATTGATGCAGAAATGGAAGAAATTGCTTGACAAAGTAAACAAAGTGTGAAACAATAAAGATATGTTGATTGACATATCTTTATCCTGCACCGGGCGAGTGTGCAGGACTATCATCAAGGCGGCGGCGTGGAAGGACACACACTGAATGGCATCAGCTAGTTCAGCCCCTCATAGGTATGGTGCAAAGTGGGTTCGACTCCCGCCAGAGGGACGCCACTGAACCAAGCCGGTTTCGAGTCCGGCCCGCCTTGATGGTGGTTGCTCTTAACAGAGTAAGGGTTGGCTCTGAATGGCTAGTCAGCAGGGAGAAATCCTGTCGAAGCTGAATCCAAGCGAAGTTCGATTCTTCGCAGAGACATCATCAAAAACAAATTGGGGCGTCACGGATATGTTGCTCATTCCCTAGAGCATTATCCGCATCAGGACGGACGGTTAAATTCCGTCATAAAATGTACAAACAATTGGCGAAGTTTGTATTCCTCTTCTCAGCTATGGGATCGTCGTCCCGAGACAAAAGACCTGTTCTGAAGATTTTAGGGGATTGGATGAACAGCCTTATTTTAGCCCTGTGCAGCAAATGTTGCATGGTGCTTTTCTTTTGTGTTATACTAACAGCACAGAAACAACAGGGGAGCATATGACATACGAAGAAGCTATGAATAAGATTGGAAAACATATTGTTATTATTCCTGAAGATGTACATTGGGAGGATGGATTTAAAGACCCAACAAATTTCTTCTTGACAAATGCCTTTGGTGAGCGTTATTATTTCAAAACTAGGAGCAGGGCTAAAGCCCAAGAGTGGGCTAATATGCTTTACGGTAATAATTTCTATATTGTTCGTCCTGTGTTGAAGGCGATAACACGATGAAAGAAAAACACAAAAAAGCATACATGGAGTGTGCAGAGGCGTTTGCAAAATGCTCTGTCGGTAAAAGGCTAAAAGTTGGTAGCGTGATTGTTAAAAACAATAGGATAATCTCTTGTGGGTATAATGCACTACCTGAACACATAAATGGTGAATTGGAAAACGAGGAGGGTAGCACAAAACCTGAAGTTAGACACGCTGAAAAGAATGCACTAATGGGGTTAATACGTTCAAATGAAAATGCTGTTGGATCAACAATGTTTACCACCCACAGTTGTTGTAAATTTTGTGCTATTGACATCGTAGATTCCGGTATTGTAAAATTTATCTATAAAAATGAATACCGATCATCTGAGGGTATACAATACCTTGTTGAAAATGGAATTTTAGTGGAGAAATTTGAATGATTACATTAGCTCAAATCGTGATGGATGTTGCTAACAATGAAAGTCTTTGTTATAATGGACACAGTAGTTTTGTTCTTACACACCTGTCCCTAGAGGATGCAATACAGCTTTGTAAAGATTTAGAAGAAGTGGATGAAAATCATAATTCCTATACAATTGAGTTGTGGACAGATGGAAGTTTAACAATCTATTGTCAAGATTATTGGAGAAGTGGTGAACACCCTCTTGGTCATACAGCAAAACTAATACTTTCAGTGGATAGGCCGTGAATTTTAAATATACAATCTTAGTAATTGGAATTATATTTTCTACTTTTGTTGCTGTTTTGTTTTATAGTAACCCCGAAAAGAAGTTGACAAGTCAGCCTATTCCTCTTATAATAACTTCTGAAAATGAGTATGATGCAGTTGAATATGGTAAGAGATGGTGCAAAATAAACAAGGATTGTTCAATCCTCGCGTCTGTGGGCTACTATGAAAGTCGGAATCAAAGTGATGTCGGTGTCATTGGAGTGATGCGAGTGGTTTTAAACAGAGTTTCTAATCCTAGGTTCCCAAATACAATAAAAGATGTTGTATATGATGGATGTCAATTTAGTTTTGTGTGTGATGGGTCATTAAATAAAGCAGAACAATCACATAAACAGTGGGATAGAATGTATTCTTTAGCTTATCGTGTTTTAGTATTAAAGGAAGGGAAAGGAGACTTCCATTACAGTACACACTACCACACTACAAATGTAAACCCGTTTTGGGCAAAGAAGTTTAAGCCTGTAGTTGTATTGGATGACCATATTTTCTACAGGTGTGTTGGTTATTGTTAAGATTTTTGCTCCTCAAGCTTAAGTGGTATAAGCGTCCGACTTGGGGAGCAATGTGAATATATATCCCCCTAGCTCAATGGGAGAGCAGCGTCCTCATAAGACGTTGGTACTTGGATCGAAACCAAGGAGGGATACCAATTAGGTAAAGTAAATGAAAGATTATGAATTCAATGGTAAAATTTATAAAATAAGCCAAAACGGTATAGTTTATTCCCCAACTGGAAAAATTATGGCATTGATTGATAATGGTACTGGGTATTTACAGGTTACATTAAACAGTGGTAATATGAGAAAGAAAATCTATATTCACAGGTTAGTATGGGAAACTTTTAATGGTCAAATCCCAACCAACTTAGAGGTAGATCATTTGGATGAAAATAAAAGCAATAATAATTTGTCCAATCTAACATTAGTTACCAGAAAGGAAAATATGACTAAAATGTTAAAAAGTAATCCACACATACTATTGAACCTTAAACAATATTGATAATCGGGTGACAGACAGGTTCGAGTCCTGCGGGGAGCACCAAGTAAATGCGTCTGTAGCTCAGTGGATAGAGCAGTTGGTTTCTACCCAACGTGGCGGGGGTTCGAGTCCCTCCAGACGCGCCAGATTTTTAAACAAAAGGAGAAGTTATGAAAGATGTATTTTGGGTGATTTCAATTATTCTGTTTTGGATTTTGATGATTATTTTGGGGCCATATTTTACAATCATGTCCTTAAATGTTTTATTTGGTACACAAATTGTGTTTAATATCCATTCTTGGCTTTCGTGTTTCTGGTTGGGAACAATGTTTATCTCTTGGGTGAAAGCCGGAACAAAGATGGCAATTAAAGAAACATCTGAGAATCAAGTATGAATATTGTAATTTATAAAGGTGAGATCATTTATGAAGATGAGGGGTGGGAAATTCTCACCTATCCATCTAAAGCACATAAGGATGTCTTGTTGAAGGATGATCGTGAGTGCCTTCTGGATGCTTTGGAAGCCACAGGATACGATGTTGCACGATTGCAGCAATTTAAGACAGAAGAGCTAGAGCAATTCTGTTTATCCCGTGGAATGTACGTACAATTGATTGATTAAGGATAGAGGAACACATTTATGAATATGATTATTGTCGGGAGTGTGGCAGGAATGAAGCATAAGTGTGTTCCTCCACGAAAATTAAAAGATGTTGATGTTATTGGAGAATATGCTTCAACCAAAGCATTTGCATCCTCCTTTGGAGAAATCAATGAGGAAAAGGAGACAGCAAAGGGAACAATCTTTTTCACAGAGAACATGATTGTTGAATTGGAGGATATTGACAAATCTGAACATAGTAGTAGACTATTTTCCGATATGCAGAAGGATGCAGTTGACAAAGTGTATGCCTCTGCTGAATGGCTCTACTTCTTTAAGTTGTCCCATCGTTTCAAGAAGGATAGCCCTCACTTCTGGAAAACAGTGAGAGATATTTTCTACATGCGAAGCAAAGGAATCACCCTTCCTAACAATTCTGAAGGTTTGATGAAGGAAAGGGAGGAGTTGACATACACAAACAAACTCCCTAAACTCAATGTAAAGAAAACAGATTTCTTTAAAGAAGAGGAAGTATATTGGAAGTACGAGCACGATGACATCCACGTTGCTGTAAAACTATATGACAAGCCTGCATACACATACTTTCTAAAAGACGGTGAAGAAGTTATGACTGATAAAAATAAATTCTTTTCTCTACCAAAGGATATTCAACTTGCATCTTGTTGTGAGGAAGCCATTACACTCACAGCAGAGCGTAGTTTAATTCCATTTGACTTCAGACCTGATCCAGATAAGATGTTTCTGTTTTCATTGATGAAGGTATGCACAAGTATTACATCCGGGTATTTTAGGGAATTCTCGTATGATAATATTTATGATATTATCAAGATGTATGATCAGAAGTACAAGGGTTGGTGGGTAGACAAAGTGAAGGAGGGTATTTCAAATGGCTCTATCAGAGAGGTACAAAATTAAAGGAGAACTTAAAAATGGATAAATCACAAATTAAGAATTATGATGAATTGAAGCAGAAAGTTGACAAGATCAATGAAACTATCCTATCCTTGAAAAAGGAATATGATGAGAATAATCTTGAACAACGGATGTATGAAGCAAATGAAGAAAAGTATTCCATCCAAGAGGAAGTTGTAGATGCCATTATCGGGGTTGTTGGTGAAGATTGTTTGGTATCTTGTTCTGTAATTGCTAATCACATAGGTCTTGAAGTGGAAAGCACCTATTGGATGCCTTCTAGTGCAATTTGTTGAGGAGAATTTAATGGCGTATATTCCTGAAGGATGGGTGGTCTTTAAGATCAGAGATGTGTATAAAGTGTTTGGATCATGGGGTGGTGGGTATTTGGATGGTGATTCTTGGCGCATCAATTCGGGAATTGAAAGCATTGAAGAGGAGGTTGACGCCTTGGTATTCAAGGGATACTCTGGGAGTGAATACTTTTGCTTAAAGGGGTCGTATGGGCGAATTTCAGGGTATAACCTCAGTGTTTTAAATAATTTTATTGAGCGTTGTAAAAATCAGGGATATGATATGTTTGTATATGGGTCTGTGTCTGATTTCATGCAAGATTGGAATGAATCTTTGGAAGGAGGTGGAAATGACTGAACAAGAAATTAAAGAGGAAATGAAGAGACTTGTATATGAAGCGGAAGCTAAACTTGTTGAAGCTGAGAGATTTGCAGAAGAAAACAAAATTGGCTTTAGTTGGGAGCCAGCTTACGGGATGGGTGGTTGGTATGATGGTGAAGAACAACAGTGGTATCCGTCTAGTGAGTCTTGTTAGGAGAATATATATGTCTAAACTTGTTATGAATGTTCTTGTTAATAAAATTAACGAGGATATTAGAAAAGCGGCAGAATATGCTGTTAAAAACAAAATTGATATTGATTTATACAACATTGAATCTTTAGAAGACTGGGTGCCCTCGCAGGAATGGGAGAGTTCTGGGTGTATGGATGATGACTTTGAGTGGGTGTCTTCTGGATTGGATTGTTAAACAAGGGAGAAAGAAATGTATACAAAAGAATTTATTGAAAAACTTCCAGATGAAGCTTTGAAAGAGCTTATTGATGAGGGTTGGAATTTTAAAGCGATTGAACTTCTTTCAGAAGAACACAAATCTTTGTATGAAGAAGCTAAAAAAGATGTCTCTAAATACGAACAAGAAATTGAGCAAAATGCTTTCTTGATTAAAGATCGGGTGATGTCAATCATCGACAACACTAATGACGAGGATGAAGTAGAGTGCTTGGATAATAATCTTGTAGAATTCATGGATGCTGTTGCCTATGATCTGGATATGACATACTCTCATGAGTATGGTGATCGACATCCTGACGCTTTCTGGGTTCAAAGTACATGCTAGACGAAAATGACATTATCTGCCGCCTGCGTAAACGGGCACAAATACGTAGGCAAATTCCAACACGCAAGTCTGTACAAGAGGGACTACCGGATCGTTTAGCTGATCTTCTCGATGAGGCAGCAGATGAAATTGGGACGTTGAGGGAAGTAAGAGATTTTTATTTGGCAATGGCTAGGAATAAAGGAGAGGTTGATGAAATTTCCAACTCTATACACAAAGGACAATAGTGGGGACATTCGTGTTTGGGAAATCTCAACGGATGAAGCTGAGGTTATTGTAAAGCATGGCAAAGAAGGCGGTAAAATCACTTCCAAATCATATTTTGCTGAAGCTAAGAACACAGCTAAATCGAATGCTACAACCCCCTCTGAGCAAGCGGAAAAAGAGGCTGAAGCAAAACACACTCTCCAGCTTAAGCGGGGGTATTTTCTAACGAGAGAAGAAGCCCTAAACAGTGTTGCTTGGGAACCAATGAAGTGCCAAGATTATAAGGACTATGCACACAAAGTGTCCTTCCCATGCTATATTCAACCAAAGCTCAATGGTCTTCGTATGATGATCACTTCTGACGGAATGGCATTCTCAAAATCAGGTGAGCCTTACACACTTCCAGAACATATAAAGAAAGATATCAACGATCTTAAAGTGAGGGGCTTACTAAAGCATGGCCTAGATGGTGAAATATATGCTGGCTTGAATAGTCTTTCATTGCAAGAGATTATTTCTGCATTCCGTAAGCCAAATGAGAATACAAAGAAACTAAATCTTTGGGTATATGATATTCCTGTAGCAAATATGACTTTCGTTGAACGGTTAAAACAATTATTTGAGGTGGCTCAGGCTACAGGCGTCTTACAAAATATCAAAATGAACAAAACAATTAAAATCTATTCTTGGGAAGATGGGAACAACGCTTACACTGGTTGGGTGAAAGGGGGATATGAAGGGGCTGTTTATCGTAATTCGCAAGGCTTATATGAGCATGGTAAACGAAGTTATGATGTGATTAAGCGAAAGCCTCGCTTAACAGCGGAGGCCCTAGTCCATTCCGTGAAAAAAGATAAGTCTGGACAGGGTATTCTTTCATGTGTTGCTGTCAATGGTGTGCAAGAAGGTGTTGCTTTCAAGTGTTTGATGAAAAAGGATGCGGATAATGATATTAATTATCGACTATATGAAAATGCGTGTACATTGACTGGGAAGCATGTTGAGTATGAATATGAGGAGTTGTCTGACAAAAATATTCCTACAAAACCTTGTGGTGTTCGTGTTCGGGAAATGAAAGGAAATATTCCTCGTGAATAAAGGAGAAATAAATGAATAATCTACGAATTGTGCGCTATGCACGTCCTAAACAAAAAGAAATTCATAACGATAACCTATACGGAATCACTTTCGTATATGACATTGATTATGAAGATCGTATCGTATGGGCTTCTTGGTCTATATGTAATGGGGACAACTTTGAGAAGAAGGTTGGTGTTGAGCAGGCCCTTAAACGAAAGAAGTTAACATTTCCTTTAGACGATGTTAAAAATACAGGGCTTACAAAAGCATTTATGAACCGATTGTTTGGAAAAGATGTTGGTGGTATGGTGGTTGGAAATTATACCCTTATGCACCATGTGCTTTCTGAGGTTACACGCTATATTAACAGTGAGAAAACAATATGATAGATTATTTATATTGTTTCTTTCACACAATCATTTGCTTAGATGTTATAATGAATCTTGTTAGGGTATTTTTGCTATATGAGTTAAAAATCATGTGAGGAATGGTATGTATATTAGGAATTTACGGCTTTTTAGCAACAAAGTGATCCCACAGGATTCTTTGTTTGTTGTATGTGAATCTTATAAAGAACTGGAAGATAGCGTGGAGGAGACAATTTCTACAATGAAACACAGTGATTCACATTCTCTTGTATTCATGTCAAATATTGAAGATTTCAAATATCAATGGGAAGCAAACCAAGCCGTGTATAAATTCCTCAAAGCTGTAAAACCTGAGCATGTAATGTGCTCTGGACAACGGGGTGTGGGGTTGGCTGTAGCAAGCGTTGCTCCATTGCTTGACATTCTTACAGATGTTGTCTATAATGGCGGATATTACGTGGCATCACACGATGGACAATTCATCGAGGTGGGTTATGATAATTGTTATGCAACAATCCTTTCTCAGTATTTTATATTCAAAGCTTCTCTTGGAGGAAACACAAATGCAAACATTGCTTAATCTGATTAGGTATACAAAACAAATTCATAAAGAGAGGTGGGATTTCCCTCTTGACACTATAGTGGTGAAAGATTTTGAATTTGAGTCTCTTGCAAAGGATAACTATTGTTTCATAGAAGGTGTTCGTATTATCCCAGAGTCAGCCATGCTGGAAGATTCTTTGGATTATGATATTGAAGTGGATTTGGGCAATTGGGCAGCATTGCTGAGGAAATAGTTTTAGATTTTAAACAAAACACAGGAGAAATATATGAAATTTCAAAAAGAATTAGACGACTATGCAGGCTTTCTAATTAAAGCACAAGAACAGATGCAAATCTTGAAAGACCGATCAGATGAACAGGGTGCTATTGAGATATATCAGATGTGGCTTGAGAAACGAAAAGACCTGCTGCGAAATATTGCAGAAGATTTTCGTAAAACAGGTGTACGCGCTGTAGCCACGGAGGATATTCTCATGTTGGGGGAGCTAGACCATTCGTGGTTTGTCCTTCCTGAACCAAAAGCCCACCGTGTTGTGAAGTAATCGTAGGGAGCCTTTGTGCTCCCTATTTTTCGTATGGAGAATTCGATGACATATGTTCTATACATGCTTGTTGGAATATTGATTGACGGAACAGCTATCCCAATGTATGCTTTTAATAGTAGATTAGCTTGTGAGTCTGCTGTACAATACATACAAGAGCAATCAGTAAAAGATGCTCATGTTTATTGTGTTGAATTGAAAATTAAGGAGATATGATGGAATATGTTTTTATTTATATCATGATTGGTATTCTAATATCGTTTGGGATATTGGCATACGTTCACCACGAGAGAGACAGGGATGTCACTGTTAGTGATGTTCTTGCTGCTACAGGTTGGGTGTTTATTTGGCCTTTCATGATTGTTGTTATTCTCAATGACATAAATGAGAAGATAGGGGATAAGGTGCTCCTGAAGTCAAATAAGAAAGAATCTCGGTGGGATGATTGAAATGTTTGTAGATATTTCTTTGTTGTTATTTGGCATCCTGTGCATTATTATGTTGATTACAGAACGGAGATATGATGTAATGACATTGGGGTCTTGCATTCTTATCGGTGCGGTGCTCGTATTACTAACATTTTAGGGGAGAGGTGGATGATGACACTGAATGACTTTAGGAAGACATGGGTGGGACGTACATTCAAATGTAGAGACACTGAAGAGACATTCACTATTCCAGAAGAAGAATGTGACCACTCTTATGCACGAGAAGGGTGGAAATGTCCCGAGTGCGGGAAGGATGGTAGAGACTGCTAAGGAAATGCTGTTTAAACACATTTAGAAGCCCCTACAAGGCTTTTAATCTGTTTGTTGGTGTGTAGGTAGCCCCTACATATTTAAATTGAATATAGAGCGTTTTAGACCGTTCTGTGAACACAAGGGGAAAAACATGGTGGTGTTAATTGTAGGGATCATATTTATTTGTGTATTGATAGCACCAGAAAATATGAGCAGCAAGAAGCACGTAACAAGATTAAATCTATTCTAGGAGAGAAACAATGAATCAAACAGAACACACTATTACACTTGACAGTATTTTGTATTGGGAAGGAAATGACAATACAGAAACCTCTTGCACAAAGACAACAAAAGAGCCTATGACTGTTTTTGAAATCACAGAAGTGTTTTACAATTTTCTTCTTGGACAGGGGTATTCTATTGATGACATCATTATTGTTAAAGAGAACAAAGAAGAAGTGTCTATTAAGAATGGGTGTTATTAAGGGGGGAGGGGCGTCACTAATGTCGCTAATATCACCAACGCTGACAAAGCTCTACACTCCTTTACTTCTTGCTTCCATTACAGCAATGTTTCCCATGTCAGCATTAGCCTCTTCCACATCGCAGGTTGCGGCCATTGAATATGATGGGTGTAAGGCTTATGAGAATCCCTCTGGAGACATCTATGTCTTGTGTGAAAATGAAACAAAAGAGCTATTAAAAGAAAAATACATTCCTACGATGAGAGTTTGTGGGAAACGCTGTGTTATAATAATTACAGATAGAGGTTTTTGAAAATTGAATTTAGAAAGAAAGAAGCGAATAATGGATAATGAACAGAAGCGCAATTACGACACTATTATTGAATTTTGTATTCCACAGTTTCGTAGTGGGAATGGCATCCCTGTGACACGTAACACTGTGTCTCGGGAAGATTTGTACAAACTGTTAGACTATGTTTTGGAGATTTGGATCGATGATTAGTTATATTAAAGATTTGTTTAGTGAAGTGCGCCCTGAAATCAAACATCTTGCAGAACGTCTTAAAGAAGGAGATATTTACTATGATGTTTTTACGGGCCTGTGCAGATATGAAATTGAAAGCCTTGTAATGAAAATAGAGAGTGTAAAGGAATTGACAAACTCCTATCCATAGAATTTAGAGCTTTCTATAAAATAATATAGGCAATTGAGACAAGAATTGGATGATGTCCTGCGATATGCCTGTGATAACACTGTGAATACGTTCATGGGAATTCCCATTGTAATTAAAGAACAGAGCAATTAAATGCGTCACACTATTGGAAATCTTTAGAATAGAACATAGCCCCCACAAGGGGCTATTAACATTTCAAAGGAACATAATGCAACAAGAAAATAAAACAACATCAATAAGCGTTTTAGATGCTCCTATGGGCACAGGAAAAACAACAGCTATTATTAATTGGATGAATAAAAACCCAAACAAGAAATATCTATATGTAAGCCCTATGTTAACGGAAGTGGAGGAGCGTATCCCCACGGCCTGTGCAGGTCTAGAGTTTGTCTATCCAACAATGAAATATAACAGTGATACTGGTGTATCTTCTAAAGGCTATTCTTTATTGTGCTATTTACGAGAAGGAAAGAACGTAGCCTTTACACACGCCTTATTTAAGGAGATGACGCCTGAACACACAAAATTAATCAAAGAAGAAGGGTACACTCTAATCATTGATGAAGAGATTCCTTTCATCGACCCCTATGATGGGTATTACAAAAGAGATGATATTGTCTCTTTAGAAAGCAAAGGGTTTATATTTGTTAATGAAGACAACCTAGGGAGGGTGGAGTGGAAATGGGATGATATGCTTCCCAACACAGCCTATCAGGATTTACGTAGAATGTGTGAGATGGGACATTTGTATTGTGCAAGAGGTGAAAGAAAGATGCTTGTAACCCACCTACCCATTTCTTTGTTAGAATGCACAAAAGAAACAATCATTCTCACCTACCTGTTCAAAGGCAGTGTAATGAAATCTTTCTTGGATATACACAACATCTGCATCAACAATTTAGTTGACACACATCCAGAAATAGATTTCTCATACGATCTTACACAATGGAAACAGAATGTAAGAAACCTTGCAACACTGACTGATAGTCCATCAACACTGCAAATAAAAAGAAAGAATATGAATATGACATCTAACTGGTTTACTAAAACAGCAACAAAAGATGAATTATCTTTTCTTGGTAAGGCTATACGTTCTATCATACAAAAACATGGCAGGGAAAACATCTTATTAACAACAAAGAAATCTTCATTGATGAGGAGAACAAGGGATAACAAATCAAACACAAGGTGTATCCTTCCAAAAGGATTGAACGTAGATGGTTGCTTTCTACATTCAGGAGCCAGAGCAGTGAATGACTACGCAGACAGAGATGTAGCTATACATGCCTATAACAGGTATTTACACGTATCAACAAAAGCCTATCTACAAGACTATGGCACTCCTCCAGAGGATGATGATTATGCCTTATCAGAGATGGTGCAATGGCTTTGGAGAACAGCTATACGTAATAATCACCCAGTTACATTCTACATATTTTCTGACAGAATGGAGCAGATTTTAAAGGAGTGGCTTTACGACAGCTAGAGCTTCATTTTATGTTGTATTTTAACAGCATCCAAATTATACTTTGTAACTTATTGATATATATGATATAATTTTCAATATCCTTGAAATACAAAGTAGTGTGTTAAAATACAAAATAACATTACAAAATAATGTAAATATACATGGGAATAACGAATATATCCTATGAACAACATAGTCTATATTCTATGGGAAACCATTTCCCAATTCCCCTATAAAAGCATATAGCAATTAAATATTAATTCCTATATTCCAAATATCAAAATATCCTTAGAACATCTCTTTAAAACATCTATAGGGCTGCTAATATTCGTCGCTTTAGTGTCTGGTCTTAACGCCCCAAGGCGTAGCCCTATCACATATTACCATAATTGTCAAATATCCTAGTGTAACAGAATATTTATTACGTAACTAATTGTAAATCTATTTGACTATTCTTTGAATATATGCTATAGGGCATTAGCCCTATCGAGAATGATTCTCATTCTCTCATAATATTAACATCATTCTCCTTTATCATTGTTTCACATGAAACATTGTAAATAGAAATCATTCTTATTTGTATTACACTGTTATAATGTAATAATGTAAATGAGAATAATTGTTATTTGTGTTTTATTGTACCTGTTGTGTAAAAACAACAGCTATTAAATGTAACTAAGTATTTTCTTTGTTAAACAATTGTAAATGTAACAATACATTTAAATTGTAACAGAGTGTAATTGTCCTTGACAACCACTATATCTTGTGGTTGTTACAAAGTGTAACACTATATAGTGTGTAACAGAGTGTAAGAGGCTTAGTCCATCCATACCTTACGGCATGTATTCCCTGCGCTATTGTTCCACGTGAAACGTGGATTATATAGGCTTATTCCCTACCATAGGCAATTACGCCAGTTTACATCAAAAGATATTATATGTAATTACATTATATAAATTTATATATTGTTCTTTTCTTATATATCCTTTTGTTATATAAATCTAATGATTTATTCCCTGTTTTATTTGTATTGTTTTTGTGTACAGCCGTTTTAAGCTGTTTTTATGCTTTCCCTATGGTTACCTATTGGTAGACAAAGAAAAACGGCGCTATGGCCGTTTAAATCGTTTCTGTTTAGTCTTCCCCGTGATTGAGTATTCTTTGCAATTTATCTATTGTAACCCTTAACTTGTCTTTGTCTTCCATCCATGCGAGCAGCGCTTTGTATTCTTGGTTTCTTGTTATGTCTAATTTCGCAAGCTTTAAAAGGCCGTCTAGCTCTTCCCCAAGAATATCGTCAGAGTGTTGCTTTGCCTCTTTTTCGTTAGTAAACAGTTTTCCATCGTATGTTTGGAAGCATTCAACAATTTTGTAATTCATCATTTAATTACCCCGCTACTAACATGCTATTGTTTTTTATATTAATATTCATGATTTAACCCACTCATATTCACAATAAACCAAATAAGCTTTAGCTAAAAATGGTAATGATAAAAATTGTCTTCAGCAAATAATCTTATCATATCCATAATAGGCTTGTCTGCATATTCCGGGTATGCTTTATGTACATCCCTTAAAAGGCTTTCTGTCCTGATAACCCAATTTTCCGAAAACGGATTGTAATACATTATAAAAGCTCCTTCGGTTTAATAAACTGTATTTCAGTAAACCCGCAATTGTAGGCGTGCAATGAGGCTTCCGCAACTATATCTGTATACTGGTAAGCTTTACCTGGTGAATCACTTTGTACAAAGCTTTTAATAACTTTGTTGTAACACTCTACGCTTGCACGCCATTGATATGTACCAAAAGCTTGATAAAGTCTAATTTTACATTTCATTTCCATTCCCCAAAAAACAACTCGGACAGGTAGCATATGCCAGCGCCAATACCTGCAACCACCATTGTAATAAAAGCTGCAACCACTACCGCGAAAAGAATATTACCGAATAACATATTAAATACTCCTTTTGAATGGAAAGCCCCAAAGGGCTTTCCGTGTTTAATTACGCATTAACCCTTGTATCCGTAAGCAGTGGCAATTGCTATTTCTCCTGGTGTTAGCTTACGTTCCTTTGACCATTCTTGAGCCTTTTCCCTTATTTCCTTACCACCAATTGCTTTAACCACTGTTTGCTCGAATTTATTATTACATTTCCCAAGATCAAGAATTAAAGCATCGTGCAATTGTTTGATAGACCAAGCTTGCATATTAAATATTCCTTTTTGAATGGAAAGCCAGTATGTAATTCTACTCTTATTTTTAGCTCATGCAAGCATTATTTATAGGTTTTACAAATTTTTACATTCTGAATTGTTTTGTTACATAATACACAAAAGAAAAGCCACTATAAATAGTGGCTTGTTTCCCGTGAAACATTAAACAGGATTATTTGAATATGGAAGTTAACGCAGCGTACACCGGCACTAAAAGAATCGGTGCATACCCCAAACAAACGATAACGGCCAAAATTATGATTAGTGTTTTCATTAGTAAATTTCGCCGTCGATTGTAAACTTGTATTCGTTGCCTAAAATATAATCTACAATCGCCTCATCGCTCATTAAATATTCATATTCGTTTTCAAGCTTAGAATAAATTTCTTGTGAAATTGTACGTACAATTTCTGTTATTTCTTTTTCAATTTCGCTGACAGATTGCAGAGTGTTAACACTATGATAGTCTAAACTAAAAGCAATCGTGTTTTCGTGTACGTAGTAGTTACTAATTCGTTCTACTTTGCCGTATATTTTATAAAAATATTTTCTTTGCAATTCTTGTAATTGCTTTGCCGCACCAATAAAAACAGTTTCATTAGGCGCATATTCAATTAATTTTTTAACGCCACCTTTGGCATACTCATAATTTCCCGTAAAGCTTGCACCGTCGCCTTGCGAACAAAACCCACTAAATTGTATATTGGCATCAGTGAATCCGATAAATTCAAGCATTGTTTTAATATCATCACACGTAGAATACCACCAGTCATAATCTAGATAATACGTGTCGTTTTTAAACTTTTCAATGGCTTTGTTTTTAGCATCATCGCTCAATTCGTTAAAATTGAATAGTTCAATAGTGATAGCTTGCATTTTAGTTTTCCCTTACGAATACAAAATAAGCATATACAGAATAATCGTTGTCTTCCGTTTCTTTTTCTAAATCAGTGAAAAACCTACGTTGTCCTTTTTTCTTTGGCGTTATCCTGTTGACAGCCGCATATGCCGCCTTAGTAAGCTTATCGGCTAATGCTTCACTCTCAGGTGGAATAAACGAATAAGATAATAGCATGGTGTCGTTATCGTTACCCGCAATAGCGCCATGCTTAATTTCATTTTTAATTGATTGTTTAATGTCTTTTAAAGACATACCATGCCAAACAGGGATGGAAACATGCGGTAAATGGTGGCCGCTCCAATAATCCGGTAAGCATGTATCAGCATGGACACACTCGAATTTAATACGTGACATTTTAAACCCCTATTAAAAACCTAAATAAACGATTGTATTGTTATCAGTCACGCCGACAACAAGTGTTTCCTTTTCCAATTGTTCGCTAACATATTCGGTTATTTCTTCTTTTTCTTCAAGATAATCAGGGACATCAATATCATATTGTTCTACAATATCATCAATTGTGTTTTCCGAGTAGTCGCAACAAATAGCGATAACATAAAGCTCAATTTCTTGTCCCGTTTCTTCTTCTACGCTTTCCAAGTGTTCAAACAACAATTGCAAACCTTCATACGAAAAATTATCAGGGCGAATTTCCTTGAAAGCATCATAAAATTGATAAAAGTTAATTGTTTGTTTCATGTCTGAAAATTTCCTATAAGGGAAGAAAAGAGAATTAATTATAACACAAAAATTATTCTTGCACTATTTGAAATAATGCATTTTCTGCTAATTGGTGCATACCGAAGCTGTCAAGTAATTTACCCATGCGCCACAATGCCAAAACATTGTTAATTTCGGGAATTGAAAACAAGCTTGATTCGATTATTTCATTCCCGTGATGGTAGCGTAAACGCGCTACGGGTTCATTGTGGTATTGTTTTATAACAATTTCATAATATTGAATTTTCATTTTTAAAATCCCTTCGTTTCACGTGAAACATTAAAAATTATATGTTTTGCCACCAATTGAAAGCCGTTTAATTGTATCACAATTAACGTTTCTATAAACAGGCTTTCCGTTATCGTGGCCCGCAATAACGGTAATATATTCTTTTTTGTGGCTTACCGGGTTATGTCCCGTATGCTCAGGATGCAAATAAACTTGCCCGGTTAACGTCCTTTCTTCGCCGTTTTTCTTGATAAACGTAACACCAAAAAATTTAGCGCCGTTTGCCTTGATTAATGCTTTAATTTCGTTTGCGTTCATGTGTATAATTCCTGTTTAAACTGTTTGTAGAATTCGGCGTTTTCTTCGTGCAATTCTTTGCCAATATTTAATAACATCATAGCATGAATTGAATTTAGATTGTAATATTCTGAAAATTTATCTATTGTCAGAAAATTATTTAAATAGTCCAAATGCAATTCTATTAATTGTTTCTGTATGCTCATAACTGGCCCTTGTTTGTTAACGCATGAGTGAAATTCTACGCATTAAATTTAAAGCTTGCAAGCATTCTACACAAAACAATTGTAAGAAAGTGTAAACACTTCGCTAACAGGAAATAACGCGCCAGCGTATGCGTGCGCGATTTTAACATAAAACAAGTGTATTGTGAAGCATTATTTTACTTGTTGTATTTATTCAACTGAGGGAAACCCCCTATTTACAAGCTAATGGAAAACGTGTTAAAATCACGCGAAAATTGTAAATGAGAATAATTCGTATTTATGAAATGTAATGAGAACTATTCTCATTCAGTGTCAATTGAGAATGATTATCATTTGCATTCGATATAGTAATATTTCGTTACAAATTTTTAAAATTTCCTCTATAGAAATTTCTATACAAACAAGATGCTCCAGCTAGGACAGGCTCGTTAGGATGCTCCCGTTGGGATGGTCTAGCTAGGATGCTCTGGTTGGGATTCACTGCATAGATGCTCCAATTAGGATAGTCTGGCAGGGATATTTTTCAAATAAATTAAAATAGATGGTGTGGTAGGGGGTGCATATAGATATGCACATCAACATTATATTTATATAGTAGCCCTAAAAGGCTCCAGAATCGCTTGTATTGCATTTTCTATAGATAGGCTAGTGTTCATGTGTATAAAAAGGAAAACGCCTCTAAAGGCGTTTAAATGGCTCCTACATGCTCTAGCTAATTCCTATGCAAATTTCAAATTTTACATGGAATTTCATAATTGTATGTCAATTGCCATAATTTCATCGACAGCCATAATATTTTCATAATTAATTGTGGAATGTCATAATTTATATGCAATTCTAAATTGATATGTAAATCGTCATAATATTTTTCCAGAACACTACAGATTGTAATACAACAACCTGTTTGCCTCTTTCATTGCATTCTCATAGTTAATTTCTAAAGGGCATGGCTCATCATACTCATGCCGATCTTGCCTTTTGTGGTGAAAACTATTGCAAGGAAGATAGGGTGGGCAAGATTTGTATAAATTCAATAAGGCTTTTATCAATTCTTCTTCAAGCGTCATAATTTACTCCCAATTCTAATAGAGAATTTTTTATATCATCTATTTTTTGTTGAATGTGTCTATGCATTATTTCTCTAACTGCAAGTATAACATCTCTATCTCTACTTCCTTGCAGGGAAGCGTGATTAACTCCGGGAGATGGGTAGTCAAACCGAACAACCTCTATCAATTGAGATTCCATTAACTGTTCTTCCAGTATTTTGATTCTCTCAATCATGTGATAAATTTTATCAAAATCATTTTTCGTTAACATGGTTTAGAAATCCCCATCACACTCCTACAAACATCTGCTCTATGAAGGCCAAGGTATTGAGAACTCAGTGTTCCGTCATTCAACATATTTTGGACGAACTCTGTTTTGTCCATCCATTCATAATACAGCTTCTTGTATGTGCTCATCTGTTGCCAAAGCGTATATATTTTCTCATATGTATTGACATCAACAACTATTTCATTTTCCCTCCACCCAATTTGCCGCTGCTCTTAGTGCCACTGGATTATCTTTAAACAGCCCAAGACCTTTGTTGCAACCATTGCACAACAGTCCCCGAAGATTTCCCGTAGCATGGTCATGATCCACCACAGCAACATCTAATGGTTGACCCCTTCGTCCCACTGAGGATTTTAAATCTATCTTACAGATTCCGCACTTGCCCCTAAAGGCTACCCACAAAACCCCAAACCCCTCCTCATCTATCTCATATTTCTTTTTTAATCTCCAATTTCTCTTATATTGTTTCCCCGACTCAACACCCCTCCCTCTCAGTATTTCCATATCTTTCTTCCAACATTCCCTACAGCGATTCTTTCTCGTAAGGTTGTCACACCCATCGGTCTTGCACTTTACTTTCTTTGATGGCATTAAAATGCCTCACAGAAAATGATCTTCTCACCTACTGAATAGCTTCCTTTCTCTACAACAGATTGCCAACCATCAACATGTGCTAATTCAATAGCATCTGCCCCTTCAATTGGAGAGATTTTAGAAATCCTTCTCACTGTAGCCATTTTACGTTCAGACATTTAATTCTCCCTCAACCTCGGTTAGTTTTTACAACGATCTATATAATCAATCAGCATATCATACATGAATTTGCCAATAGCTTCGTAGTCTTTGTTTTCAATGTGTGCTCCAAGAATACGTTCTTTCTCATTAAGAATTTTATAGAATTCTTCATTGCTCATATTCTTGTGATAGAAAGCATCTGGCCCAAGCCCCTCCCAAAGAAGGGGATTGTCCACCCAAGATTCGATTTGTTCATACGAGGCCATATTATTCTCCTGTGTAAAATACATTTTTAATTCCGCATTCGTTGATGTAATATTGACATATCTCACACGGCTTTGCAAGCATTTCTTTTCCATTGTTGTCAAAACGAGACACGTAAATGGAGTGTGCTTTAGAAATGTCCTTAACACGAAGTAATGCTAGGATTTCTGCATGTAAATACTCCTTGTGAGGAAAGCCCATCTTTTCAGCAAGAGCTTTTTGTAGAGGATGGCTCTTGCTATAGGAATTACTAGCAGAAGATAACATCCTTCCGCGTTTGTCTGTCACAACAGCAGAAATAGAATATCTTTTCTTAGGCATTTACATCAACCAGTGTTTTCATGGCTTCTACTCCGGTTCTGGTGAGTTTGAAGACTGTGAGTCTAAAGACTATGCGGCTTCGAGCATGGCTTTGTAGATTACGGTAGGACTATTGCCGTCGCACTCGTCCATATACTGCTTCGCTGCTTTGGCCGCTTCCACGATCATTTCTAGGGTCGGCTCAACCGGCGCCAACTTGTATCCCTCGGGGATTTGTTGAGGTTGTGGGGTGGCGTAAAGTTTCGTTCCTGCTGGCAAAGTTGCTGTAAGCATGGCATGGCAGCGAACATCTTACGGACAGAGATTAAAAGATATTGATCGTCCTCATAATCCCATATTGGAATTTGCCCGAATCGCTCTTTACACCACGCCTCAAAATCGGCTCGTTGTTGGTCTTGGTTCATCAGTCTTTTCCTTTATATACATTCTTGGCAATATTCTCAAGAATCACGTTTGTTTTGCGACATTCATCATAAATAAGAGTGAACACACTCCACATGCCAAACATTATAGCACATCCAAGAAATGCAAGCATTACAACGAGAATCCCGCCTCCAACATATGCCATCAATAAAATCAGAATTGTTGATAGTATCATGAGAATATTACATACCTCCACCATTGTTTTACGCATCGTTATTCTCCATGATGTAGGCAACGCAATCTTCAAGAAGATCGAGAAGCTGTGCATTAGACATTGTAGGAAGAACAGATACGGGAGTGAACATAAATTCTTCCAATCGAGGATAGAATTTATAATAGCTCACAATACGCTTAATTGTCAATTCACGCATTTTCTTCTTCCTCAATTTCAACCACTTTAATGAATTTACAATCTACTGTTTCATACATGGTTGAAACAGTTTCTGCTTCCTGTTTTGATTTAAACCAGATATTTTGTAAGTAGTAATATTTGTTATTTTCACTCTTATAAAGTAGCAAATATTTCTTGACAATGTTCTTTTTCACCCGATATTCATCTTGTTCATGAAACCCCGGATAGTCAATTGTCTCCCACCCATCATCTCCTTTATGATACAGAGGACTACGCCATTCGATTGTAGCTCCATTTGCATAAGCAATAATTACATCGTAGTGTTTATGTTTTTTCTGTTCCATACTTTCTCTCCTTATTCTTCCCAATTACGTTTAGCATCACGAAGTTTACGCTTATCTGTCTTATTTTTCTTATTGTCTTCAAGAGCTTTATATGTCTTGAATTTACGATTAGTTTTGATTTCTTTGTTTGTCATCGAAAAGAAATTTTGTTCCACAATATTCATCCTTTAATTTGTTAGGCAGAACAGAATGTTGCTGCCATGTATGTATATTAGTTTTTCTTGTCTTCTGTGTCAACACCTTTGTTAAAGGATTTTTGAATTTCTTTTTGTTTGTTATATTCATCATACACATCTGGGAGGGCTTGACGAAATTCTTGCAATGTTTGAATCAGGATGTCTAGCTTAGAAAGACGTTGTGCTTGCTTTTCTTCCCCATCAGCATAAAAATCCAATGTCACTGTCTTGTAGCAATCCTTGATCACCAATTCTGCTGATAAGTCGGTTGAACGTCCAAAGGGAGGCTTCTCATCCTCATCTCGATAGCTCGACACAATAGCCCAAGCAGAAACACTTCCTGTTTCATAAGGATCATTTGACAGGAAACGCTTTTCTACGAATTGTTTAATAATATTTTCACTCATTTTATTCCCTTTAATGGATTGAAGATGTAGGCTGTGAGACAAATTTAAAATCAACAACATCTCCAGAAACAGCTACACGAGATAGAAGCATTAGTCTCCACCCAGAGATGTACGTAATAAGCGATAACGTAGTCACTTCGTCCCTAGAAACATCATAATAAAGCATTTCACTTTCTATGTCAACAACGTTGTTACATTCCTTATCAGTCATTGCCTTCCTCACAATTATCACTAAAACGCTTTAAACGGGCTTCTGAGGCGTTTTCTTTAGGAGGGTGTGCCAACACCCCATCACCTATGAAATAATCCAACCAAGGACTTTCTGGAGGCTCCCAGAGCCATTGCGTTAATTCTTTTACATAGAATTCGTGTTCATTCATCATCTTCCTCCACAAATGGATGGTTTCTACTTTCTTTTCTATCATACATTTTCCAATCATAATAGAAAAGATAGTTGTGTGCATTACCTTTAAGATTGTATTTGTGTTTTGACACTGTTATTTTCACAAATGCCCTCATTCCTGATTCTTTAATAGGGGCCACACGATGAATAATTGTGTTGTCCAACCGCAACAAAGAATTTTCTGGAAATGTGATAATTTCCTTTGGTTCATATTCTTCCATCTGTTTCAAACTTTCCTCGTGATCTTCAGATAGATTGGGAATAGTTCCCTTCATAATCTCTGTAGGAAATTTATCATACCAAATGTAATTTATATCATCACTCCCATATCCATCAATGTGCCAACCGGGACGATTTGATGAGCATCCTTCCGATACGTAAGTGTGCTTCACTGTGACATACATGTAATCAAATAAATCTCCAACATCATTGTACACCCTGTAGACTAAGGGTTCAATCCATCCAATGTTCCTCGGGATTCTAATTGACTCCAAAGCCCTCATTTTTACAGGAAGATATTGTACGAAGCACATCTCTGTTGGAGACAAGTTGAATGTATCAACTAAGATATTCATCTCATTCCCATTTTGTAATCAAAGAAGAATTGTCTTTATGCATCTTCACTGCTGAAGGATTATCAAACTCATTGTTTGGATATTGGTAGATATATAACATTAATTCCATTTGGACAAAAATAGCAACTTGCCCAATATACTTAGCTTGCACAATATCATCGGGCATTGCACCACCTGTTTTAAACATATGATATTCATGCCATTTTAATTCTTCTTCTGGATTCACCATAGCCCAAATATAGGGTATTCCATCTACAGAATCAACACGCACAGGAATAGCACAGGAGGGCATTTGAACACGCACAATGTCTCCGATAGGTAGGATATATTTATAAATTACACGCACCCTATTCTCCCAATAAAATGAATAATTGTGAAATTGCAAAAGAGGATAGTAGGATATTCATTGCCAAAAGAAGGAAATCTTCGCTGTGTCTACTCAGCACACCAATGATAGTGAAGCCACTAAGAGCAAGAATAATTATGTACAATAGAATCATTTTATTTCCCATACAAAAAGGGGCTTTATAAGCCCCTTATTTAATTAAATGTCGTTGTAATCCACAACACCCGCTACGTAATAGGAGCATACACGAGCTTTGGCATTATTATAGTCACGAGGGATTGCCACAAAATCTGCTGGATCAACATGTACTTCAAGAATAACATCTTCACCGGCACTACCAAAATGCGGTAGATAACTCTTAGAACATACATGAAGCCCATAAGAGCACGTTGTATCACTATCTTCATCCACCCGATTGCGTGGAACAGACACCACTGTCCCTACGCTGTTATCCATTGTATTAGAATGGATGTCTTTAAATGTAGAACGCACTTTCTTAAAACAGCGCACCTTACCATCAGCAAGAATCTTGATGTCCGATGCTTCCAAGAAATCAAACAACTCATTCACTGCCCGATGCGAAGGGTTTTTGGACAAGCGTTTAGCAAAAGCAACAAGAGAAATAAATTTCTTGCTAAGATCACCCTTTTTCTCTAGGGCTTTTACAACACGTTCCACCAAACGTCCGTGGAATTCAGTTTCAACACCCTGCTCATCACGATATTTCAATTTCCCTTCATCACGATCAATGATGATTCCATCTTTTTCATACACCTCAAGCTGTGCCTTCAAACTCCCAAGAGCAAAAGCATCTTTCAGGATTTCATTGTTATACGCAATATCATCAACAGACAGGTTTTCAATTAGAGTCTGTGCATCCTCAAATTGAGGGTGATCTTTTTGAAATACAACACGTTCATTGTCAATAAGGCGCGTAATCGCAATTACATTGCTTGTAGCAACATACATGTATTTTGGAAACTTGTCCAGTTCATCATCAGTGTAGGCATCGTATACCTCTTGCTCTTTTTGCTTCATTTCTTTTAGGATACGTCGAATGGTTTTCTCCGACACTTCAAACCAGTCTGCAATACGTTGGTTTGACCAACCATCTTCGTGCATTTCAATCACTTGAAGTTTATCGGAATGGTTAAGAATTTGTACAGCCATTTATAGCTCCTTTTAAAATGTTGTGGAGTGATGTTAATCTGATTTCTTTTCGTTGTCAAGCACTAATTTCACAAGTTTCTTAAAAACCGCATCGTCGGTAACCTTACCTAAGAAGAAATACTTTGATTGCATTCCCTTGCAAAAGTCTTCCACTTCTCCTATCACACCACTAATGTCGTTTGAATTAAGTTCCTTAGCAAGAACCACATAAGAGTAGTTGGATGTCTCAGTTTTTCCAAATTTCGTAAATTCACTATCGTTGTCAATAATGAAATTCATTTTTGTAATCTCCATTTTACACTGAACGCTGTGATCTTTGTAATGTTTCAACAACAGAGATTTATTGTCTTCAAGAGCCTTGTTACAGACATCTGCAACACTAGGAACACCTGCCTTCTCAATCTTCTTTGCATTCTTAGTGGTTTTCTTAATAAACTTATAGTCTTTTATGAAATCAAAATACCTGCCAATAGCGCGACTATCAAGTATGCCACTATAATCGGAAGTGTAGTAGGCATATTTTCCATCATTTAGGTCAAGAACAGATTCGCGCATCAAATTGAAATCATGTGTTCCTGCTATATAGGAAACAGCCCTCACCTTACTATCTTCCAATCGTTTCCCCGTAGAGGCTCCTTTGGCGCGTTTAACGGCTGCTGGAGCCACGTATTGCTCAAACGTAGGGGATAGGCCCAATACAGTAAACAAACGTCGTACAGACGATTCTGATGCATTCTTGAATACAAGGATTATACTATCATATCCACTGTTACGAGCCTTTTCACGCCCATATTGCATTACACCTATCTGCTTCGCTTTAGGTGGAACAAAAATAACATGAAGGGATTTCTCTGCCAGTGTGGGCAGAGCCACAGCACTACCCATGATAGCCTTACGACGAGGAACACTGTAAAGATAATTACACTTCAAAGATTTACGCAGCGGCTTATCCACCTTACCACCACGATATGTAAATGTGTTGCTCAAAACATTCAAACTACCAAAATTCTTCTGAATATACAAACCTGCTTGATAGACATTCGGACAAGCATCAATTTGCTCTTGTGTTATTTTCTTCAAATTTGCAAAATATTCATTTGCCTTCTCTGACAGATTTTTCTTTGTCCGTTCTGTCATAGAAAGAGATTCCCTACTAGGAGTCACTTCCAAGTCACCAATATTGTATTTCAGGAACACAGTGTTGTTATAACGATAAATGATTTGGTCATAGTATTTCTTGTTTTCATCATTCAAATCTAGGTCATATTGAGTGACAGGATAACAAACACCGCCCATCACAGCATAGATGGATTTGTTGTAAAGATTGCTTCCCGTAAGGGACACTTTCCGAGAAACGATTCCCTCCTTTTCAATCATCCCTGCAATATCTTCCATTGCAAACTTAAATTCGGATGAGCCTTTTACAATTGGCTTTGTCTTAAAGAAAGATAGAATGAAGGATGCTTCCCATGTAAATTCACTGACCCTACTTGTGCTAATAGGAACAGAAATCTTTACACCATTTTCTTTCTCTGTATTGTCTTCGTACACCAAAGCCACTTGCGGAGCACCATCCTCACCAATGAATGCCTCGTATACACGTTCCATCCCATTTTTACGAGCAGTGATGGAGAATGTGTCGGACATTGTGAAAGGAGTTTTACTTCCCAACCCAAACATTCCAACCGCATCATTTGTGGATTGCTTAGTCGATGTGAAGTAGGAAGTGAAGATGGAACGCACACCCTCATCATCCAACCCCAACCCAAAATCTTCCACTTCAAAGAAAGGATTAATGAAATTAGGAAGTGTCACAACAAATGGAACATCTTCCTTTCCAGCTTGTACGTGGCTATCATAAGCGTTGCAAGACACTTCACGAATAATTGCTGCCACTTTGTGCTGATACAAACCATCAGATAGGATACGAAAAGCATGTCCTGTAGCATTGATTGTGAATTTACTTTGCTGTGTGGTGTTTGTTTTGACAACAGACTTGGTTCCTTGAACAATCATCTTGATTCCTTTTGAGTAGATAAAATAAAAGCGACAAGGACATAATAGCCCAAGTCGCTTAGTGGTGTCAACTGTTTATTTTATTATTTCAAAAATTTGTTTAGTTGAGTTTCTTGTTGTTCAGTTGATAATTGTTGCACAATGGTATCTTTTGATTGTGGCAAATAATTTGCCATTCGTTCGACACCGATGTCAAAGTATTTTTCATTCAACTCTATGCCAACAAACTTTCTACCGACGTTCAAACAAGCGACACCCGTCGTAAAACTGCCACTAAAAGGATCAAGGACAACCTGCGGGTTATAATCCGGTTCCGTGATTAATTCCTCAAGCAATGGTATGACTTTCTCTGTTGGGTGTACCATTTTTTGCCCAGATAAACGGCGATATTTTAATATATTACTTTTATCGTTAGATTTTGTCACAAATCTACCTTTAGTTAATAGTAGTATAAGTTCAAAATTCGGCCTCCAGTTTCCACCCATGCCGAACCAATCTTTATCCCAAACTAACAGATTTTTAACGTCGAATCCTGCGTTTTTGCCAGATTCGATAAATTGACCGACAGAATGATGCGAGCAAAAGAAAAACCCCGCACAGTCTGTTTTGGGCAAAACTCGATAACATTGTTGGAAAAACTCATCTGCCCAAGATAAATCTGAGTCATTTGCGATTTTAACATTATGAAACTTACCCGATTGACGCTGTGGGGTTAAATCCATTCCGTATGGAGGGTCAGTGAGAATCATATCCACACTACCGTCAGGTATTTCTTTCATCCTTTCTAGGCAGTCACCATATAATAGTGAGTATCTTTCTGTAATTACGTCTTTTTCGCTCATTTTAAAAATAACACCTTTAAATTGATTGTTTTATATAGGCAGGGTATATGTAGATATGCCCTAGAAAATTATGTGCATTTTTGTGAGTCAAAACAGCCAAAACACATATTAAAAATGCACATTTTTAACAGCGGTTCCCCCTGAACATCTCTCAAAAATCATCCCACCCTTTGACACTTCCAGATTGTGAATACTCTGTCACTGTCGTTTCAAAGAAATTCTCACGCCTATCTGAATCCAAGTATTCATAAGGGTCTTTATTATACCCTTTATAGATCACCCCTGTACCAACAGCCTTTGACCTCTGATTGGCTAGATACTTGTTGTATGCCTCTGTAGAGGCTTCAGAGATGCCTAGAATACGATTACCGTAAACCTCTTTCCCCCAAGCAATCTCTTGTTCCGTAGCCTCTGTGAGAGTGTCAACAATCAATTTCTTATCGTGCTCATTCTCAAAGTCAAACACTTCTTTGAGAAGATAGTTCATGAATGAGACATGTGTTGCCTCATCATTATCAATATATTTAATCATCTTAGCCACTTGCACGGCTTTATTGCGAGAAGCTAATTGATAGAAATATTTAAACCCATTATAGAAATAGATGCCTTCTAGGGCAAAGTCTGCTGCCAATGCCACTTTAAAATTCTCTTTTGTTGGATTATCTGCAAACAATTGGTATTTACGAGCAATAGCTTTGTTTCGTTCCAACAACAGTGGGTTGTTACGCCAATAATTGTAAATTTCTTCCCGTTCAAAATTTGGAAAAAGTTCTTGTAAAATATACTGATATGACTGACTATGAATCAACTCCTGAAATTCTTGCAATGTAAAGATAGCAGAAATCTCTGGTGCAGTAATGTAAGCAGAAAGTTTTGGAAGGTTGGCAGTTTGCATACTGTCCAAGGCAATTAAGAATGATAGTGTATTCTTAAATGCTTCCATTTCCTCTGGTGTCAGTTCTTTGATTGTTGTCTTATCTTCCACCAAAGACACCTTTTGCGGAATCCAGTGGTTGTTAAGCATAATCTGAAAGAGCTTAGATGCCCAAGCGTAGCGCACTGAATTTAAGTTGGCAATCCCTGTGGTGTTTCCACCAATTACACTCCGATGCTCTGTACTATCATCCCCATTTTCATTAAACACTAGACGTTCTTTTAATAGCATATTCTCTCCTAGAAAACAAAATAAGGGAGCACGATGCTCCCTTGAATTAGCCGCTACAGGCTACACAATCATCCTCTCGTTCTTTCACTGAACGAATATAATAGATGGTTTTTAATCGTTTGTCAAACGCATAGTGGATTGCATCATACAAATCTTTAGCATTGAAGCCCTGCTTGTTCTGATCGAACATGAGTTCCATACTAATTCCTGTATCCACCCACTTTTGCATCTCTGCAACAGCATCAATAATCTCCTTAGCATCAAATTGAGATTGTGTTTTCATATAACCAATTGGGTTTTCCTTTAGGAAACGAGAACCCACCTTCAATAACCCATTTTTATTGTCCTCCGCAAAGAATGCTTTAAACACAGGCTGAACAGAGGCAGAAGCATCTTGATAGATTGATGTACTCGTTGTTGGTGCTGGACTTGTCAATTGACTATTGAAAATTCCATGCTCATCAATTTGTTGTTGCAAATAACCCCAATCACATTTACCACCATGCGAAGCAAATCGTTTTGTCATGTTGCCATTCTTCCATTCTGAAACATCATATGCTTCAAACGTCCCATGTTTCTTGGCAAGATCAACACTTTCCAATGCTGCGTTATATTCAATCACTTCAAACATATCAGAGATTGTTTCAAGATCATCAAATGTCTTATACTCCCTTGCAAGATAGTCATGAATCCCCATCACTCCAATTCCAATAGTGCGGTAGCGTTTGTTATGTGCTTCTGTAATCTCATTGGGATTTTTTGTTAAATCAACCCCACGATTTAAAATACGACACGCCATGCGTGATACATAAGCAAGATCATCAAAATCTTTGATATTCCCCATGTTAATACTACCAAGATTGCATACATGTCCGTATACATCTGGCTTTACATTTGAATACGATTCCGTACAAAGGTTTGCGCAAGGGATTCCATATGCTTCTTTATCCCCTTTATTTGGATTCGCTTCATTCATCCTATCTGTAAAAGCAAGGTAAGGTAAGCCAGTCTCAAACTGAATACGCATGATCTGTTTCATAATGTCACGAGCATTGGGAATGATCGAGGACACTTTCAACTTTCCAGATTGTGCTGCTTGTTCAATCTGCAAATAAGCTTTTGTAAAATCTTCTCCATATAGCCCACGAACATCAATACCAAGCTTTTGTTTCACTTCAAACGGGCAGAACAACACCCACTGCTGTTGATTCTTGTCTCGTTCCATGAACACATCAGGGACAGTGATTTGTGGGAATACATCATATGCTTTCATACGAATATCCCCATGTTCTGTTTGCATGTTAAGGAAATCGAACAAATCATTATGCCAAATTGGAAGGGCAACCGTACCAGCACCAGCACGTTTACCTCCCTGATTTACAGCAACGAGGGTGTCATTGAAAATCTTAACCCATTGAACAATACTCCCTGCTGCATTCTCGTTTCCATTGACAACACTCCCCTTTGCTCGAAGATAGCCTAAGAAAATACCAATACCGCCACCATTCTTGCTAATCTCGGCAACACGCTTAACATTGTCGAAGATGGAGGAAAGGTCATCTTCAACTGAAACAATAAAACAAGAAGCTGTGTTACCACCATGCCTCAGATTCAGCATGAAAGGCGTAGCCAAACTGAACTTCCTATTAGACAGGATATCATAAACAGATTTTACAAACTCCATGCGGGTTTCTACTGGCTCCGCTTGACCAAATCGCATGGCATTTCCCATGTGCATAATCTGGTTCACTTCATTCTTCCCGAGATATTTCTGCTTTGCTGTTAACAAAGAGGCATATGAATGGTTCAAATCCCTATTGTAATCAATATACCTTCCCAGAACATCTAAGTCATCATCTGTGTAGTAATCTAACACCTGTTTAGTCCAAACACCCTTAGAACAAGCATGTTTCGCCCATTGATTAAAAGTTTTCCCTTTCTGCAAAAAAGAATGAAATTCATCCATTGCGAAAGCATGTCCGGCAACCATTAACCACTCTGGGTTGCTCGCAGTGGCAAGTTGCAAAGCGTGTTGAATAATATTCGCTTGAATTTCTTGTGTTTTAATACCGTTTTTAACAAAGTAGTCAATCCTTGATTCCAACTCCAAAGGGTTAGCATCCGTTCCTTCGCAAGCATACGCAATACTTCGTTTCACTTTTAAAATATCAAATTCTTCTTTTTCCCCATTTCGTTTTGTTACTAGAATATTTTTCAATCTTCTTCTCCATGTGAAATAATATCTAAATGTTCATCAAATAATTCATACTCTTCTCTACTTACACGCATTTTCTCTATTGTCATTGCTGTGTAATTTGGTAGAGAAGAAATTCTTGTCAATTCTTCTTGCAATGCAAGGTCTTTCGTCCCCACTTTCTCTATCTTATTCTCAAGTGTGCAATATTCACTTTTGAGCCATTCGTTGTCCCCTCTTTCACTCCCAACCCACCTTCCAGAATAATAAACATCGTTATCAATCATTGCCCTGTGAAAGCAAATCTGATAGTCAATAGGTTGTTTAATATCAAACCCTATGTTGTGTAATAGCACAACAAATTCTGCTTTATTGCCGCTTTGAACAATATCCCTACTTTCAGGGAATGAAAGAAGGTCAATAACACTAATTGCTCTGTGCATAACCTCTCCTTATTTTGTAAGCATTTCCTCTAAGAAAGGAAACTTCTCAACCACCGCTTCTTTAATAGCACGAGCTAGATATACATGCTCTCGTTGTGTAACACCCTCATCATCTCTCACATTCAAATATGTGATAACACTGCGAATTGTTGCATTCAAATACATATAACTCATTGTATTTCCTTCTGGAAGAATTACACGAGCACATTCTTTGGCAATATTGTTATCAATAGCCCATTTGTAATTCTCTTGAACTAAATCCAACACTTCTTGTTGCCTACGACCCCACTCTTCTTGAAGAGAATTATCATCAATGATAACACTATTCTGACGATTTTTCTTATCCTGTAAACGTGCTTCGCGGATAACAAATTGCTGTGCTTCAGCATATCTTTGACTAAACTCTTGAAACTTCATAGAGCTATGTCGCAACACTTGTCTTGCAATGTCTCGTGGAACCTCTACTTCAACAACTACGTTAGCCATATCAAACACAGACCAGTGTTGATTACGCATACAATACTTTAGAAGCCCTGCTGCTGAATCAAAGTTTGTTTGATTTGATGGATTACTAACACGAGCACAATAACTGATAATTCCTTCACTATCAGGAATAAAATCAACCACTGGCACTGTGACTCCTATCAAACGTGCTTTGATGAAATCATAATTCATATCACTCTGCATCTTTCAACAACTCCTTAATTTCATCTAATTTATTACCAACCACTACACCAATAACAGCATCATCGTGTCGATACACCACCGTTGTAGGAACACCACGTATATTCAAAGAACGCACTTCTTGCATATTTTTCAAAACATCTTTTTCTTCAAAAGGAATAAATTCCCCTTTCAGACGCTCTTTCAAAGAAACACAAGAGGAACACCCTGTTCCAGAAAACACAACAACTTTCATTCTACCTCCAAACTTTTTATGATTTTATACGCCAATTCTTCACCAATATTGTATATGTTTTCAGGATAGTTTCCTTCATTTTCCATAATTCTACCATTATATTGTTCAATTTGCTTCTTCACCAACGATGCTCTATCTTCCACCCTTTTATACCTCTTCCTCTCACCATCAATGTCAAAGATAGCGCCGATCACACCCAGCATCCAAATCTTTTCTTCGTTTGTCAATTCCATTTTATTTCTCTGAGAAATACATCTTTGTTTCTAATGGAATAAACTGTGAGAGATTGGGTGGAACGTGGTTTTTCAATTTCATCACTTTGTTATCTCCACTTCTCAACACTGTATAATACGTTGTGAATTTATCATTGTAAATGAATACAAAACAATTTCCATAATCTTTTGCTGTTTGTTTAGCAAGGGAAATATCTTCTGTAATCTTATTGAGATTGTTCATAGCCACTTCATGCTTTGCTTTCTCAACATCAATCCCTAGAGCCTCCAGCATATCGTCCATCCATTCACGAACATACCAGACATCTACAACACCATCCAACACTTCCTGAATATCACGATTGTTTACACCATCCAGCACCTCTTGTACCTCTTCTACAAGACGTTCTGCTTGATTTTTCAAAGACTGCCAAACACTTTCCTTACTGTCATTCAATCCAAGCGGCATTTTCCCTGCACGGTGATTGAATTTAGTAATACGATTATCACTCATTGTTTTCTCCTTTCAACACGTTTTCAAACATTTCATAAACCTTGTCTTCATATTCATCATCGGAATATTGAGAAATGCTTTCTTGTAATTCATCCATCGTTGTGTATTTCAAAGCGATTGATCGAAGATTGTCCACCATATCTTGATCACCAACACACATGTTAATCAATGCACTGATAAGTACATTTTCTTCAAGAGAATATTTTTTCATTTACATTTCCTTATTAACAATTTCATTTACAATTTGTTTCAATATTCGTTTGAAATGATCATAATCTTTCATTTCCCGTACTTCACCTAATTCGTGAATAATAACATTCAAAGTGTTTTGATCAACATCTGAAAAGATGTCTCCTAATGCCAGTAACCCATCGCTAGACTCAACAGAAACGATAATTGTTGAAAGAACTACTAACTCTTTATCTGTAAACTTTTTACTCATATATTTCTCCTTAATCGTATCTAATCCAACGGCCTTCTTCATTTAAAATCATTGGCTCCAGAATAGGAAGTGAATCAATTATAACACCAGTCCCTATCACAGGTCTTTTAATATTTACATTGTTGTAGTTGAATGCGAGAGCATCGTCATCAATTAAACACCCTGCTTGCATGGCCCAAAACAGCCCGTTAGGGTTCCCCCAATAATCAATCTTTAATGTTTCATGGTAGTGTCCTTGTACAGCACACATACCCATCTGTTGACTGAGTTTAACAACATCACTTGTCTTACCATGATGAATATAACACCTTTGCCCATTAGGGAGTGTGATTGTCAGATCAAAACTCCATTTCCAACCATCATCCACACCAAGAACATCATTATATGATTTTATATAATGTTTTGGAATGCCGAATGTTTTTGCTTTACGCCACACAAGACTCCCATGATTTGACTCAATAATGTCCATCTTTGGAAAGATTTCAAATAAGTCTTTAATCACTGGAATGCTTTTACGCAATTCATCACCAGCACTAGGAAGGTCTGGATCAGAATCATGATAACTCAAGGCATGTTTATCAAGCTCATCTCCTAAACAAATAACTCTTGTTGGTGAATACTTATTCTTCAGATGTTTCAAAAACGGAATTAAATCTTGATGATGATATGGAATGTGCATGTCACTAATCAAAAGAATCCTTGAATTATCTTCGTCTCTTCCCTCTTTTCTTACAGAGTATACTTCACTACTATGCTTTTCTTCAACCACCCTCTGACTAAACACTTTACGCAGATAGTCTGAAACAGTTGTACGAGGTTTATCTATTGCTAATGCAATTTGTCTCCACGACATCCCCGTTTCAGCAAGCTCCGTGGCTTGTTTGTGCCAATCGTCCATTTATTCTCCTTTCTTTAAAATATCTTCTATCTGCTTCCTACGCTTCACCTGTGTGCTTTCTGGAACAACGCCACGATCTTCAAGCCAAAGTCTGTCCTTTTTTTCTTTAACTATTTTGATTGCCGTCTTTTCAGCTAAAGCATCTTCAAAAGAGATTCCCTTCTTATCTGCATAAGCTAAGGAAGAGTTGCAATTCTTACACACAAGCCGTAAATCGTCCTTTGTAATGAAAAGGAGCCGTTCTACAAACCCTTGTATATCTTCCTTTCTTTGTAGACTCCCTGCCGGGACAACGTGATCTACTTGTCCCTCTCTCATGGGGAATGTACCTCCACACATCTCACAATCAAACCCCCACACAGTGGGACGGTTTCCTCTTGGGTTGGGGTTGGGTATTTGATATCTCCTACTATTGAGTAAAGTTATTTTAATCGGATTAGTTGACCAAGCCTTTCTAAGACAACCTCTCAGATACGTATAGAACGCCACTGAATTTTTCCAAGGGGTTCCTTCCCCCCAAGGTATTTTATTTTCTTTTTCTTTCTTTTCCATCTACTTCATCTCCTAGCGTGATAGACGCTCTTCGTAATTCCATAGCGTGATACCCCTCTTTGTGTTTCTGCCAAATTTCAATAGCACGTTCTATTTTATCTTGATTATCTAAAGATTTAATGTATTCTTCCAAAGACCCGTATTCAGCATAACGCCAATAATGATTTCTAAGCCATTTGAATGCTGCGTGTCTGCTTGCAAAAAACCATGTAAATCTTTCCCCTGACCTTGTGTTTACAAAATAATAAGCTGGAAGTTGATTTTTAATACGTCCCATACATCCCTCAAATTAGTTTATATCTTTTTAAAATAGAGTGGACATCAACATAGTCTTTGTCTTTGTTTCTCCACATATGCACAAGATTAAAGCATTCTTGAAACACGTAAAGAGCGTCTATTTCAATCTCATCGCCTCTCCACCCAATAATCTTTTTCTTTTCTGGATATAGGTGTCTAAAGACCTCCCACATCACTTTCCACGCTTCTCTGTCTGACTTAACATCTTTCAAAGCATTGTAACTACTCATATCAGCCCATTTAATATCAGAGAAACAATTAGCTTTATAATTGTCTACACTATCTCCGTTGATACATTGAAAATATTTCCAAATACGTCCATAACCATAAACATCACCATTAGGCTGAATAGACAATTCTCCAAACACATCACAATCAATAACACCCCGGTCAGGATAGTTTGGATTAAACACTTTAACAGGACATCCGAGAGCATCCTTATCAATAGCACAAACAACACCGCCTTCTTCCAAAGCTGTAATGATGCACATGTCATCTGCTTCCAATCCTTCAACAATTTGTGCACTGTGATGTTTAATCAAATAATCTTCCATTTCCTCTTTCAATAGGGGCTTACCATCTGGATCACGATTTCCCTTATATTCAAGCAATGTAGAAAAACCGTGTCTAAAAGACTTCCCTCTCCCAATATAACCAATATATTCTGTGCAATTGGTTTGTTCCAATGCTTTATTGATCATTATCTTGGAAGTGTGCAGAGCATTTTCAATAGGCTCTGCAACACGTATTGTTTCTACAGAGAATTCTTCTCTTGTGAAAGGAGATAGACCCTTTTCAATACGCTTTGTATTTGTTTCCCCAAGCCATCCTTCAATTTCTTTCTTTTTTCTTCCCCAGAATTCCGTAACATTCTTAAATGTTCTTTTCCTCCCCGAAGGAATATGAGTTACGATGATATTCCTGCTTTCACTAGCAAATCCAGCGGCATACAATATCCAATCGTAATCTATTACAAGCAATTTGCCCATTCTTATTTCCTCTAAGCCACTTAAAGCCTCTCTAAGCGTTTTAAATAAGAAAGGAATACCGAAGTATCCCTTTATGATTTAAATTGAATAGAGGCCCGTTTAGAGCCTCTAAGAGCTATTTAAGCGTTAGCAACAACGTCTACAACAGCTTCCAATGCTTCGAGCTTTGCTTTTTGTTCATCTAGGTTGGCTTTAAAGATTGTTTCAATCACTTTAGTGACTTCTGCTGGAGGAATTTCATATTCCTCTTTCAAATGTGCAGCAATGTCTTTGATGGATTGTTTGCTTTCTTCAATCTGCCAACGAATCTGAACACCTTCGTTAATTGCTTTAATGATTGCTTCACGCTTGTCGAGGTTGTTAATACTGTTTAGAATTTCCACTTATTTCTCCTTTAAATTAAAAACCACTTAAAACACACCTTCATGGTTAGAAGGGAACCCCATCAGGATCGTCATCAAATGCGCTATCTGGAATATATACATCATCCACTTGTTCTGGTGTTGCCTCTTTCTTAGCTGTTGCTTTCTTTGCTGCTACCTTTTTAACTGGTGCTTTAACCTCTTGCTTAGGAGCATTCAGCGACTTAACAACATCAACAGAGAAAGGAACAATATCATTGACAAATTCAATAATGAAATCAAACACTTCATCAAGATCATCACACAATTGTGCAGCAATCACTGTGGCCTGTCCCGTCGCAACCCCAACTTCAAAATCAGACATAGAGGGGTTGGCTTCTTTCACTGCAAGACGAGCTTTGTGTGACACTTCAGCAAAGAATTTGATTGCCTCTTTCATCTCTACACCATCAAATCGAGACATCCACGCTGCTGCTGCTGTACGAGCATTGCCTGCAACAATTGGTGTGTCATCCTTCTTAGCGTATGTGTTCGAAGAACCGCCTTGTGAAGTTTGTGGAGCACGTTGTGCTTGTGCAGGTGCGCCTTGTCCTTTTTCAAGGAGTTTGATTTTGCTTGTTGCGCTGTTGTAATAAGTTTTGCCATTATACTCGCTTGGTGTAACAATGATACGCACCGTATCACCAACATCAACAGATTCCCATTTAGGGCTTACCTTCGAACCAGTGTTAATGCGAATCTGGGGTTGTATCCCTTCTTTGGTTTTAACATTGACATTGTTCACCCAATCATCACCAATTCGGATACCGAATTTATGTGTATTATCAAACTTATCATTAGCGAGTTCTTTCACAGAAAGTTGTTCAATAACACCTTCAACAAGAGTCATTTCGCTATCATCAACTGGATTTGTTACTGTTTTAATTGCCATATTTTAATTCCCCTTTTAAATTACCGTACAAATTTTTGTGCAGCGTATTGCACAATCTTCAAATTCTTCAAACCTTTATTAATTTCAAGGCTTCCTTTACGAGCACGGGCTTTCTGCCGTGTATTCACAGGAGCGCCATACACATATCCTGTAGAACGATTAACAACAACATAGAGGTTGATTGGAATTGATTTATTTCGATTCATTTATTTCTCCTTATTAATTGATACAAACAGCATTCAGAGGATCATCACCACTAAAATCCATCTCACCCTCAAACAAAGTTCCTGCTGAGGCGCTGTGATAGACCTTGTGGTAGTCATTCCCTTCATCGTCAGAGGCATATACAACATCTAATTCTGCCCATTCCGGGTTTTCTTTCAATTGTTTTGAGAGGATTCCCACATAATCTTTAAACTTCATTTTCTCTCCTTTAATGAGACAAGAAACGATATTGTTTCATACTTTCAAGAATTTGTCAAGCACTTTATAAAATATTTAGTGCGTTTCTTTCCAGTTTTTTCCATGTTTTCCTTCTCCTGCTAGTTCAACATTGAGTTTAAGATATTGTCCTGCTTTTTTAATAGCCTTTTCAATCATCTTACTCACTTCTTCTGCAATAGGCTCTTCACATTCGTATTCGGCCTCGTCATGAAAATAGCCGATGCGTCGAACAACATAGTCCTTGTAGAGATAATATGGTCTGCGTTTATCATCCCAATAAATCTTTCCAAGCCAACTATCCATAAAGCAACAAGCATAGTCCATAACAATTCCACCACAAGATTGGAATATTGTGTTTAACAAAGCACTCTTTTTCCTTGTGATAAGAATACGCCCATCAATTGCAGGAAGATATTTCTTTTTCCCCTTACTTTCCCAATATTTCTCAAGAGCATCTTTGAGTTTCTTAGTGCCTTCGTTTGCTTTCCAGAATTTCTCTGAAATCTCCTTACCCCTGCTTTCTGGCAACCCTGCTGTTGAGGCAATCTTGGCATCTCCTGCTCCATACATCGCAGCATAATATACGTTCTTACTTCGATCACGGTAAGGTTTGAATACAGGATCATCTTTGTTGAAATTTGGAGATGTGATGTCGAAATCTTTCAATTTATCTTCATAGACAGATTTAGCTGTCTTACTATGAATGTCACCATCAAGCAATTCTTTAGCTGTTTCACCTTGGTCGTATCTCCAACAATAATGCCCTTGCACCCTACCTTCTAAAGCTGCTGCATCTCCTGCTGCAATTAACATCCCATCTTCAGCAATCCACAATGAGCGAAACTCATGTCCTAGAAGCACTTTATCAGATGCCTTTGGTACATTAACAACTACCTTGTGCTTTTGCCTGTGTGTGGACGCTATCCCTGTGCGTCCTGCGCCAATCCTCCCATCATATTTTAATCGTGGATTATCTAACCACCCTTGTAGCACAGATTGTCGATTACGAAGAGATAGCCACTTAACAACAAGCTTAACTAAATCCCCATCCATTGCTTCAAGATTTGGGCAAATACGTCCTTGCTCTTGAATTTTTGGTGTTGTGGGAATCAATTGTCTTGTTACAGGATCACGCATTGGTTTCCCATCTGGCCCTCGCTTGTAATTAAACAAGGTGGGTTTCCAACCTTGCTCCAAAAACCAACTCTTCATTTGATCCTGATTTGCCATCTCCATCGGCATTGCCACATCTAAGAGAGCGCCACCAACAACTTCATAATCTTTACCATAGAATTCAATAACTCCTTCTTTGATAGCACCATTGTGCTTTTCAATGAATTTCAACATGTGTGAAGAATACGTCCCATCCTTTTTAAACGGTTTTGCTGGCATTGTATATTCTTTCTGCTCTGTTTTCTTTAACCCACGAGGAGGAAGTTGTGGTTCAACAATAGCGCGTATTTCCTCCATCATATCACCAATTCTGTCTTTCAACTTCAATCCTGCTTCAATATCAAATTTCCACCCTGCAAGCTCTTGGCAAGACATCAGAAAGAATGCCTTTTGTCCACACTTATATGCGTCTGTTATTTTAAAATCTGATTCGTAAATTGCTTTCCACTCTTGTTTCAAATATTGAAAAACCTTAGCACCGACAATGGTGTCTGTAGAACAATACTCCTCCATCAATGGGTGATAGAATTTGAATTGCTCACCATCTGGAGCATCTTTCGGCAATACACCAAGATTAATAAGCTCTTGACGATAATCAAGTTTAGGAAACCCCAACAACCCACCAAAGTATTCAATACTGTGTCCTTCACGGTCTGGATTCAAAAACATTGAGAGGTAGTAGGTATCAATAAACTGGACAGGTTTCCCTTCAATCGTGTCTGGCCCAACGGTAAAATCAATATCAAGAATGTTCCTCAACACAAAGATGTCAAATCCCAGCCCATTATGGAAAACAATTTCAGGGCAATCCTCTTGAAAAATAAAAGAAATCAATTCATCTTTTGAATTCTTATTCTTAAAAGGGTTTGTTGAGAATCTCTCTTTTGTTTTTGTATTTGTTGCATGAATTGTCCAGATTTTTGTAGATTCAAAAACAAAACCATCTGATTCAATATCGATCACTACACTCATTTTCTCTCCTTAAAATGTTTCTGGTGCGTCCTCCATAAGAATCACATCCCATGTTTCGTCATCAAGCATGAAAGTGTCTGCAACACCTGTATAGCCCCAAGGACGATTTTTAAGAGATGTGAGGCGTACACGACCACGAGAACGATCAGGCATAATCTCAGGCTCTAGTCCGAGAACAATCCATGATAGCTGCTCTAATGAACTACTGCCACGCATCATCTCCTTGGTGATCTTCACCCAATAAGGCTTCTCTTCCTCTCCCTCTTTCACTTTTGGAGCTTTAAACAAGTCTGCTGCACTTCGGTTGATGTGTGATACAGCAATAACGCACACATCGTTGGCAGCACAAAATGCTGCAAGTGATGTCATGGCAACATCTAGCTCTTTACGCTCATCCGTTACTTCCAAACCAGATAGTAGCATAGAAAGGTGATCAACAATAATGTAACGACAGCCTTCTACCAAGTGCATATGTTTAATTTTGTTCATAAACTCCGAAATACGCAAGCTTCCAAAATGATCTAGCATAACAAGATTATCATTATTAATCAAGTTGTTGTAAGCTTCTGTAATTTCTTCTACAGTGGCACAATCCAACGGATTACTCTTAAACTTCAAATAACTCACTTTCAAAGAAGAAGCCAACAAGCGTTGCATTGTTTCCTTATTATCTTCTTCAAGATAAATCATGCCAACCTTTTCTCCTGCTTCCATGAAAGCAGAAGCAAACAGAGAAGTAACCGTTGATTTGCCCACGCCCGAGGGGGAGGTCAATACAACCAACTCTCTTGTCCTAAATCCGTGAATTTTGTCCATCAATTTAGGGAAACATTCTACATAAATCCCCTCTTCTCGTGGTGTTAAGATTTCTTCCAAAGAAATATCTGAAGCTTTGATAATCTTTTCTGCTACATAGTCCTTCTTACCAAACTGAACAAGCTTTGCAAGATCGCCTGATTTATTGGCTTGCATGTAGTCTGAAGCGTCTTTAAACTCTCCCTCTGCTTCCACCACTTGCAATTTCAATCCTGAATCAATGAAAGCTCCTGCAACAGCGTTACGAGCTTCTTTGCCCTTCATAATATTCTTTTTCAACTCTGCTGGTGTGCAATGGTCGTTGTCAAAGAACAATGTCATTGCAGTGTGGGATTTTATATACTCTTCATTATGCAAGAGTGATTCAACAGCGTTTGCTGTACCCATCGGGATGCTAACAACTAGAGGCTCAATCCCTTCATACTTTGTCCCTGCTACGCTGTCAACAAGAGATTGGAATGTGCTAATAGCGTCCCACTGGCCTTCAGTTACAATTAGGTTTGTGCGTTTGCGGTTAATCTTTTCTGCAACTTGTTGTCCGAACAATTTATTGGCAATATTGACACTGCCAATAGTGCTCCAGTGGTATTTCTCTTCTTTTCCTTTAGACAAGTCTTGTTTAGTATACCCTGTAATCTTTCCTTTCTGATTAAAGGAGGGGAAATAGATTGCTGTTGGGGTTTTCCCATCTTGTTCGGAGACAGCCACTTTTACACCAAATCTCTCCAAGATTTCTTTACGAATGCCGCGTTCAGGGACATCGTGTGTTCCTAGAGATTCCACTTCCTTCACTGTTTCTTTTGCTTCTACGTTCACATTCTCTCCTTTGCTAGACTTCTTCCAATATGACATGTTTCTCCTTTATTCAGTGGGCATTCCAATTTGATTTTACATAGGAATCTAAACTATCATAATATTTATATTTTGGAAATTTCTTCGTAATCTTTTGAATATATTTATCGCCATTGGAATATACATGATTTGTTTTAATCAATACTCTCGGAAAATCCATAAAGCTTATCTGCAAGAATGTCTTTATTATCTTCCAAGATGCTTTTTAGTTGAACTAGCACATCTTTTGTATTGTTCATGAATTTCTCCTTTGAAAATTGATAACGCATATTAACATACACATCTCCACCTTGTCAACTATTTTTCTACTTCTGATACAGATGAAATATTCTTTCATTTTTACATCTTACATGAAATTTTATTTCATTTTTAACAAATATTGAAAATAATGCTTGACAAATCTAAACTTCCATGATATACTGCCGTTAAATTGTAACAAATGTATTGGGATTTTTGTTGAACCAATTGTCCTTGACCAATACATCATAGCCCAAAAGGAAGACACGGGGCAAGCAGAGGAAGTTGCTGAATGCTAATATAGCACAGTTGGAAGCACTGCGTCAAGACTCTTCAGAAAGAGGAAGGCTTCCGAGGAATTGTTATTCTGATACGACAATTCTGTATCGTGTGTTTTAACACATTCTATCATGCGTGATAGGCTTCATTGGCTCCAATGTTAATGTAAGTGAATACCAAACTTGAGGAGAGAATAGACATCTATTTTCGCCTCAAGGGGAAGTTGTGTTCGCTTATTTCACCAATGTTAATGTTGTAATATATTAATTAATAATATCTTCTATCTGTTTCTTAAATGAAATAATATTTCTTCTTGTTGTAGAGATACAACATGTCTTCTGTTCATTCTGAACAACAATGTCAATGTTCTGTTGACATATCTCCATTACATCAATAAAATATGTTCATGTCAATTTCAAATAAAGGAAAGACAATGAACAACCAACATATGAAAGAATTCGTAGAAAACAATCCTCACGTTGTAATGATGAAGCCTACAAGCAAGGAAGGGCTGTATGTATTGAAATATCGAAAGAAAGTATTCTATGACAACCTATGGACTCCAGAGCTAGAGCTTTGTCGTGGAACAATCGTAGATAAAGATTTCAATGTTGTATCACTTCCCTTCACAAAGATTTACAATTATGGAATTGAAGATAAGGCTCCTGTTCTATCTCCAGACACAGTGGTGACAGCCTATCGTAAGGTCAATGGCTTCATGGCAGCTATTACATGGCATGATGGAGACATCCTTGTTTCAACAACAGGAAGTATTGATAGTGTTTATGTGCAATATGTAAAGGATACGATGTTATTTCATGCTTCTTGGGAGGAGTGGAAAAATGCCTTGCAATTATATCAATGTCAGACATTCCTGTTCGAATGTGTTCATCCCAGTGACCCACACATTATACTTGAGGATGATGGGTTGCATTACTTGGGACATCGAAATAAAGATTGGGATTCTCCTGTAATACATCCTGATATTGGAAACATTGGATGGTCAGTGTGTCGCTTTCTAGGAACATATTTTGAAGAAGGATTTAAAACCTCTCTTGAAAATATTCTCACCCTAACCAAGAGTGTAGGACATGAGGGGTTTGTTTGTTACACAGAAGATGGAACAGCGTTTAAAATTAAATCACCTTATTATCTGATTAAGAAATTCTTTGCTCGTTGCAATAATACATCAAAACTGTTGCATCCAAACGTCAAAGATAAATTTGATGAAGAATATTATCCACTCATTGACCATATTCGTGCTAATATTGAATTGTTTAGAAGCATGGAAGAACAGGAACGTTTGACATACATACGTAATTTTCTTTCAGAAATGGATTAGAGGCTGTAGGAAGCGTTTACATGCTTCCTCCCTATACAACACATCAGATTTCAATTTAAACCTCGTAGAGAGGCTATAGACGCTTCCTAGAGGCATTTGCATTTAAAGGAGAATAATCAATGGCACTATTCGTTACATCAGACCTGCATTTTGGACATAAGAATCTTCTAAAATTCTGTCCTGATAGTCGTCCATTCTCATCTGTTGAGGAAATGAATGAAGCCATCATCAATCGACACAATTCTCTTGTGTCTCCACAAGACACAACATACATGCTTGGTGATATTGCTTTTTGTTCTGGAGGTGATGCTGCTAAAATGATTAACAGGATGAATGGAAAGAAGATTCTGATTGTTGGAAATCATGACAAGGCTAATTTAAAACAGCCATCTTTTCGCGCTGCTTTTGAAGAGATTCGTGACTATCTTTCGATTCGTCTTCCAGCTTTTGATAATCTGAAAGTGTGCATGTTCCACTTTCCCATTTACTCGTGGGATGAACAGCACTACGGAAGCATCCACTTACACGGTCACTTGCATGGGAAACCCACAGGGTTGAAAGGACGTATCATGGATGTTGGTCTTGACACAAATAATTGTCACCCTCATCGTCTTGAAGATGTTGTTAAGGAAATGTTGGCAATTCAATTTAAAAATGAATGGAAGGATGGAAAATGATAATTTGGTATCCAATAGAAACAGCCCCGAAGGACAATCAATATCCTCTTTATTTGGCAAGTTTTGATGAGCATGGAAATCTTCTAGAAATAGATTTTGATGGTAGTTGGGAGTATTGGCAAGAAAGCCACGAGCTTCCGCACATCAATGGATTTTGTTGGGTAAGTAACAATGGTATTGAAGAGCCTACGCATTGGACTTACCAAGAAAACTTTTTACGTAAGGATGTATCAAATGATTCCTAAACTGATTCTTATTCGTGGACTGCCCGGAAGTGGGAAGACTACACTCGCTATGGAAGTATCTCTATTTAGTGAAAATTGGGTGCATTACGAAGCAGACCATTATTTCATGGACGAGGATGGAAATTACAATTTTAATGCAAATAAGCTGCGCCTTGCACATATTGTTTGCCAAGAGGGAGTGGTATACGCTTTAGAACGAGGATTTAACGTTGTTGTGTCAAACACCTTCACAACACTGAAGGAGTTGAAGCCCTATTTCCTTATTGCAAAGGAATTTGGAATTGTCCCTTCTGTTGTACATTGTCAACATTCTTTTGGTAGTGTACATGATATTCCACAAGAAATAATTGACAAGATGAAAGCTCGTTGGCAGAATGATGTTTCTAGGTTATATGATATTCTGATGGAGGATTGATATGAAAATATGGATGCTTTTCTATGATGGAGAATTCGTTGCATTTTGGAAACAACGTCCAACACGAGAATGCTTGCGTGATATGATATTTGCTGATTCTAACAAATGGAACATGTGGTTTGATGAGGAAGAGACAGAATTGACAGCATTCAATCTCTTGGAGGAACGAGAAAACAATAATGCCTACCATCTTGATGTTGTAGAAGAGAATGTTCTTTACGAATAGCATTTAAAAGCGTTTTAAGGGGTGTACAATCAATTTAAATATCTGGGTGGTATGTTGGTGTCACTTTTAAAACAAATTCAATAGAGAGCGTTTAAATCGTTTTTAATTTAAAGGAGAATGGAAATGTGGTATGATAATTTAGTTAACATGGAAACATTTGTGGGATTGGTTTTCAAATCCATTGATGTTTCTGAGAGTGATGATGAGATATTTTTTGAGACAGAGTGTGGAAGGAAATTCAGGATGTTTCACTCACAAGATTGTTGTGAATCTGTGTACATCGAATCAATTGTTGGGTGTTTTTCTGATTTAATTGGAACGCCCATCCTCATAGCAGAGGAGTCTGCTAGTTGTAACGAAAACCCTGATGATGTTGACATGGAGTATCAAGCAAGTTTTACATGGACTTTCTATAAATTTGCTACAATCAAGGGATATGTCGATATCCGTTGGTATGGTGAATCAAATGGATATTATAGCGAATCTGTAGATATTCATGAAATAACCTCACCCTAGGAGAATATATGTCTAAAATTATTTTGTTTAATGCACCACCCGGCAGCGGAAAGGATATTGCTGTAGAATACTTGTCAGATAAGTATGGAGTGTTCCCATGTAGCTTTAAAACACACCTGTTTCACATTACACAAGCAATCTATAACATAGACTATGACACATGGAATCACTGGTACACACGAGAAGGGAAAGAACTCCCACGAGAAGAGCTTAATGGGCTATCCCCTAGGCAAGCTCTAATACACGTTTCAGAGAATGTCATTAAGCCTAATTTCGGAAAAGATTTCTTTGGAAAACATGAAGCCACTTGGTTAAAGAAACACCTGTTTGATGGTCAGATTGCAGCATTCTCTGATTGTGGGTTTGATGAAGAGGTGATTCCTCTTATTGAGGCATTTGGAAAAGAAAATGTATTTATTTGCTTTTTATCTCGACCTAATTGTTCATTTGAAGGGGATAGTAGAAATTATGTATCTAATAAACTTCTAGATTTATATAATTATTGGTCTATTATAAATGCTGGCACTCTTAAGGAATTATATTCAAATATAGACACACTACACGAATATGTAGAGACATCGTAAAAATTCAAGGGAACAAAAAGCCTCCAACCCAATTAAGGGAAGGAGGCTTAAATTTTTATAGTTATTTGTTTTTATTATCGTGTTTATTTTCTAATCTTTTTATTCTTTCTTCAAGAATTTCCATTCTTCTTGATGTACTAATTTGGTATTCGTCTTGTGATTGAGCAAGACCGTTTACCCTCTTTTCTAGATAGTTTGTCCAATTAAACATCTTATGGTTG